ATAAATTATCACCACTCTGTTTCGCCAAAAAATTAGATTCTACTTCGTCCCAACCCCCCCAGGGCTTATGTGGTGTTGCTCCCTTTTTTGGAAATTCGCCAAGTTGCCCACCATCCTGCGCTCCCTCTGTATCAACCCGCCATGCCTGTGAAGTTTGTGGATACATGACAAAAGATTCTGGATTTTCAGATTCAGGGTCATAGTTACCGCCCTTATACAATTCAATATAAGGTTCCTGTGGCGTATAATTGAATAGCCATTCATATCCATCGCGGGCAATTGCATTTCTACAGTTCAAATCAAAATGATCAATTCCAGACCGAACATAGGCAAAGGTTCTATATTCACTTCCATATGAAGTGTTTGTTGATGGTTGATATTGTTTAGTCAAAGGATTCCATACTTGTGTGTCTGTCACAATGTCACAATGTGCAACAGAAAATTCTTTGTCACCAGCCGGGAAAGATACAAAAAGATCTTGATTTCTATCATCAATCCTTTGAAACAGCACAACCGGAACATATGGAAGTTTTGGAAACTCTACACGCCCTGATTGTGACCCTAGATGTGAAGTTCCAGACGGTTTGGCTGCTCCATTTGCCCATGTGTATTCGGTGCCAATAACAACTGTTCCTGTCTGATGAACCAATCCTGTAGGCTTATACCAATCAGAATTAAAAATAAGATTGTTTTCAATTGAATTTCCAAAGTTTATTGGAATGCCAGCTTTCTTGATACGAATATAATCAATTTCAATGTCAGGTTCAGTTTCATCATGATGATTTTCCTGTGGTTCAAATTTTATTGCATCAATCATTGTATTTGAAATCCAATCAACATTTCCTTCCACAGTAGCAGAAGTTATTGTTGTGGTCCCAATAGCATTGATTGTCACATTTTTATTTTTAAGATCATATTCAAGAGTTGCCCATTCTCCAGAAGTTCCGAGTACATCGTCCCATTTTGAATTAGGGCGAATAGAAAAATTTTCAGAAAATGGGTCTGAATCTTCTGATGTAGTATATGTAGAATTACTACTTCTCCACAAAATCTTTAAATCAGAATTGTGAGAAGCAATATCACTTGTAGTCCAATCGCTTCCATCATTTTTCTTTGGTCTTCTTAGTCGAATTTCAACAAGTGGATAGGTATTTCCATGAAAGGTTTCGTTTTCACCATTATTAACAGAAGAAAATGATGAAGGAAAGTTTGGACTTGTGTTCATTACCTTTACAATAAATGGACTGGCAACATTTGCAACAAAACGAAGAGTTCCATTGTAGGTCGTATGTACTCTTGATGATGTTAAAGAGTTTTCATCTATCCAACCATAATTGTAGGTACTAATGCCAGTCCAATTAAAATTGTAGTTCTGTGCATAGATTGGAAAAACTTTGCCATCCGGGTCAAGACCTTCTGGGCCTGCCGAAGTTCCTACAAGATAGGTATTGCTCGCATATGAAATGACATTAATTCCTGACTTTGATACCCAAAGACCAGAACTGCCAGTGTCAGCATCAGAACTTCCAATTAATACTCTATCCATTCTTATTGCTCCGCATCTTATTAATCACTGATAACAATTCTACTGTTTACGCCATCAATCAAAACCTTTGCTTCTCCTCCCACATGAACCCCGGCTCTAATTGTTCCGGCTGAAATCTTATCAGCATGAAGACCTATGATTGCTGCGTTTCCAATGGTTGCCTCTGCTATATATGTTCCGTTAAGGAGATTGGAATCCCACCATGCCGAGTTTGCAAAGAAATGCTCGCCGCCAGCAGGATCATTACTAACAAAGTTTCCAATAAAGTCGGATGGTCTAATCGTAAAGTTATAAGATTCTCTGACAATGCTGGGTTTGCGTGCCATCTGATAGACTGACACAGAATCAATTCTCAATTCAGCCAAAGCAGTTCCGCCTGACATTGCACTCATCTCTACAGAATTTGCCAATTTAAGTTCGCCCACAACAAGATGTGTCGAATCATCTGGAGTAAAATATTGCCATGCTTTCAACGGAGAATTACCAGTATCTTCATACACATGGTATCTCCATGTATGTGGTTGAGTTGTATTTGAGCCTACAGGTTGGGCAAAGACATAATATGGATCTACACCTGTTGTGCCGTCAGAATCATCATCATCCCATGTGGTATCACTGTACATGATATATCCGGTATTCCCGGCATACAGTCCTGCAACTGCATCTGACACAAAGTCTATCTTTACCGGACCACGATTCAAATATTTTACGTTTCCATCAAATGAAATATAAGGATTAACATCAGCAGGATTTCCGTCTACATCAAACCCATGAATATACGCAAAGGTATTTGCATATTTGTCGTTGACAAGACTACCATCAGCCCAATTTCCATTGGCAAAGCTGACAAATCCCTTCTTTACTCCCATTCCTGGGCGCGGTTGCAATTGTTGCGGCCTGCCTGTCGGGTTCATGTAGAGATAACGAATGTTGCGCGGAGTCAGAATGGTATTATAGAATCTTGCTTCATCAAGGTGCCCACCGGCTCGCCCCAGTCGGTCACCAGCAGCCCCAGACATTGTATAATCACCACTCGGACTACTACCTCTTCCTATCAATTTAACTGATCTTTCTGTATTAGACTGAGTGCCGTCTGCCGTTGTTGCTTCATCAGCAATATCCCAAGAACGATAATAAATTAAACCATCTCCTTCACGATATATCCAGAGGGTTGATTTGTTTGAAACAAAATCATGAGTGAGTGTAAAGAAATGCCATGTATTTTTTCTGAGTGGTTTGTCGTCATTTCCTGTGGGACCATACCAATGAGAAGTATCCTCAGTAGAACTAATCGTTTGTTCTTGTTGTGACCCTCCAGCATCCCCTGTTGTCGGATACAAAAAATATTTTAAATCCATTTCATCAGAAGCAGGCCCACCATCAAAATTTCCAAAAGCCTGAAGACCAAAATTCAATTGTGGCCTTCTACCTATAAGTTCATCGCCGTTGTCTACTTCATCAGAAGGCTTGTACCAGAACGTCCATGTTTGTTTATTATATAAGGTCGTGTCGGAAATATCCAATGGATACTTTGATCCATCAGGAGCAGTATTTTGATATGTTGAACCATGTACAGCAAGAATCACATCACCAGAGCGGGCGAGGCCAGGATCGCCATTAACTCCATCACTAAACAATGAATGGTTGCCGCTGATGTTAATTACATCTGATGCAGGATCATGATCTCTAAAACAGGACTGCCCATCAGTAAATCCGTATGGTGCCTTTGCATGATTCTTTCTTCCAGAAACATCTGCAACAAAACGATTTGCAAAAGAATCAACAGAGAATGAATTGAATGTCCAATGACCATGAAGGTTTTGGTCTGGTGGCGGAACAGGATTCAGAAGAAGTTCTTTGGTTGGGCCGAATTCTGTTTCATTTGTAACAACAACTGGTGGACCCTGTGAACCATCTGTTGGTCCGTCAAATGTAATGCCCTCAATAACAGTTTGACCACCCTCGGTCCATGATGCCTGTTCAATTGCAACTTGACCCAGAGCAACTTGGAAACCTTGTTGAGTGAGCGCATCTCCTGTGTCTCTGTATTCATACCAACCCGAATCATTATTTCCTGTCAGACTGAATGGCCAATGTGTATTTGCAAATGCCCCGCCGGTTGGTGGTGTTGACCCAGGAAGATGATATGCAGTCTGTGAAGTCTTGTTGGTTGCATTGGAGAAATACAAATAGCTCTTGTATGGAGGAGAAAGACTGAGCCATTTGTCGCCAAAGGGTTCCGGGTTTGCCAGTCCGGTTTCGGTGACAGATGGATTCGGACCCCACCTATGATCTTCTGTTGCTCCGTGGAATGCATTGCTGACAAAGTAGACTGTCTTGCCGTCTGAGTATTTTCTTGTCTGTGCAGGAAGGGAATCGAAAATCCATGAATCAAATCTTGTAATTCCAGTTGTGGATGCGTCCTTATAAAATCGACCAACAAGGAAGTCGCCGTTTGCAGCATCAGGAATAAAAGTATTTCCTGCAAAACCACCAGGCCCGGTCACGCTGCCGGAGTTAGGTCTTGCATACCATGTCTTTGCCTCGCTTGCCCATTCCACATTAACAAAATTCCTATTTCCGTGCGTCGGGCCCCATCTATCACTTGCAGACATATTGGTATACATGATATAATTTGTGTTTGCCTCGGACATTACCGCCGCACCTTCCCATCGGGTGCCGAGTACCGTGGCAGGCAAAGAGGTGTTAATACTTGATATTTCTCTTTCTATTCCATCTGGGCCAATGAATAGAACACCACCTTCATTCAATATGGCAAATTCACCTTGAGCATTATCTTCAAAGCCATCACTATTCGTAGTACCAACAATATACTCTAAAGTTTTGGTATTTGCATTTGGATAGAACGACACATTTCCTGTTGCACCGACACCCATGATTCCATTGGCTTCTGGATAGACAGGGAATGGAATAGAACTTTCCCTTGTTCCCTGGGCCCCGGCTGTGCGCGTGGTTCCAGCAATAATCAATGACATCAATTCAGATTGTGCAGACTTCTGGTCGGCATTGTATCCGTCGAGTGCGGATCTTCCTATTGCACTTGTCTCATCCAGATTCCAAAATCTTGTTGAACTGCCGTCAGCAGCACCATATCCTCCATCTGTTGTATTTGCAACAAAAATCGAAAGAGTATTTGCTGTTCCATCCTGCTTTAATGGAGCAGTGGTGTCAATCCAGATATCACCATTACCTGTCGAAGTTGTTGGATTATCTGCGGCATAGAATATCTGAACATGTCGGTCAGATCCTGTTGCCTGTACAAGTTCTTGTGCAAGTTTAGTTGCACCAATCCGAAGATCCTCGGCAGAATGCCAGCCTTCTTCTGTTGATGTAGGAGAGTAAATAATAGTCTGAGCAAATCCTACTGAATGTACTCCATCAACATAATTGTACACATACATTATATTGTTGTTTGATGTATCTATCCAAATGTCGCCATCAGGATTTGCATTATATCTTCCAGTTGGAGTGGTATTTGTTTGCGGACCTCTATATCCTGCTCCAGTTCCAAACCCACCCATAAAGTATGCAGTAACTCTTTGGTCGGCAGCATTTTGTGCAGCATATGTCTGTAGGTATACCTGACCGATTGCGCTATTTGGTGAATGTCTCCATGCAAGACCCTTTGGTGCATTTGTTCCAGACTCTAAATCAAGAATATATTCAGCAAAACCAGAAACACTATTTTGCCATCGGAAAATTGCATTAGAACTTAAAGTTCCGTTTGCAAATTTATTATATTCATCAGTATTAATCCAAATGTCACCATAAGAAGAACCAACATATGTGTTAACTGCATTTCCAAAATTACCACCTTCGGGTTCAAAGAAAACTTGAAGTTCGCCATCGGTGGTTGCTTCAATCTCAACAATTCTTGTGAGTTGACTCGCAAGATCACCAAAGGCACTCGTAACGTTTGTGGTAAGAATACCAATTCTTCCATCTTGAATTGAATACCAACCCGTCTTATTGTTTTCTACTCCAACGGTACTCCAGTATGCAGTCTGCGCTCCGTGTGCAACATCATCAACATCAGAAGTCTTGAACACATATGAATTATTTGCACTGAAACGATAGAGTGCATTGTTGTTTGCCGTGTCTACCCAGAAGTCTCCGTGTGGTGTTGGGTTGGTTACACCAGAAGGAGTAACATGGGGTCGCGGACCATAATAAGGATTGGTTCCTGTCCCTGGCATGTAATGTGTGACAATCTTTCCATCTGCAATTGACTGTGAAAAATGAGATGACCGTCTTCTGTCAGGATCAGAGAATGGCCCGGGAAGCATTTGTTCGCCGGGTGCTTCTTCCCATTGGAATCCATCAAGCCATACAGTATTACCTCCATTTGACCCAGTATTTGCATAAATGTAAAGAGTAATTGATGCCGAATTTAAATTGGCTAATCGTGCATGATGACTATTATCTTCCGTATGAGCAGAACCATCCAAACCAATTGTATTTCTACTTTGTGGTCTGTTTGTTGGATCTCCCAAAAATTGATTAGGCCTGGATGTACCGGGATATTTGTCGGTATAACTTGATGCGTTGGCATGAATGTGTGTATTAGAAAAATCAAAAACATGAGAGAAACGTCGCCATTTGTTTATGTAATTTTCTCCCTTGCTAATATATTCATGTGTTTTAAAATTAACTAGATTAGAATTAGGATCGTCAGTGTCATCAAATACTATACTTTGGGAAACAACTGGATACTCAAAAAAGGCAGTTGGAGAATTTGTGTAGGCATAATATGAGTAAATCCATCTCTTTCCCTTTGGAAATTGATGTGTAATAGATGGAGGCCCAGCCTTGAAAACAGTTTTATTCAGAGAAGCCGAGCCAACCCTATTATTTGCAAAATAAACAAGAGATGAAGTCTGATTTACATCTCCTGTTGTAACTTGAAGAGAACCTGAACTAACTTTTCCAAAAGATGTATTAACAACCGTGTTTGCTTTATTTAATCCTCTAAGTGGATATGGAGTATCTGCATTAAAATCTGAATCAGTATCAGAAATAAGATAATCACTTGAAGGCTCATCCCATGTCGAATAACCAGATGGGAACCAATTCTTTACCCCCACCGAAGTAAACTGCTCAAGGAATGATCGACCGATTGCACTCTCTGTTGATTGTGTCCAACCTATGCCCGGAGAAAGATTTGCAAAGAAAATTGATCCGGTATTTTGGTTTCCATCTGCATCATAGACTTGATCAATTTGAATCCAGATATCACCATTGCCTGTTGCCGGCCCAACATTAGAACCATATGAATATGGATCTTCTCGCATTGTTGCATTTGTACTCGGTTCAAAGAATACCAGAATCTCTGCATCGGCAGCAGATGCTGCCGTCACTGCTCGTTGTAGTGCTTCTTGTGCAGTAACATTCGCAGCATGTGCAGTCACAAGAGCATTGGAAGTTCTTGGATCTTCCATTGCATACCAACCATCTGCCGATGGAGAAGTACATCCAAAGGTTGCCGTCTGAGCAAATGGAATTGATCCAGTATCTTCATGATGATACCGGAACATAACAAAGTTATTTCCGGTGTCAACCCAGAAGTCTCCGTGTGGCTCAGGGTTTGGAAGACCCAATGGAGTCGTATTTGGAATCGGACCATTGCCTGCACCAGATGCGTCAGTAAAATAATGAGTAACAATCTTTCCGTCTGTGATTGTTCTTCCAAAGACAATTGCAGAACTGTCAGAAGGTTCTTTGAATTGTGATGCAGTGAATACATCAGCCGGAACTTCTTCTAATTGAATTGCATCATAATAATAATCAACACCCTGAGAAGAACTAGCAGTTGAAAAAAGAAGTACATTGAGTTTGGTGACTTCTGCTTTTGGTGAAGATCCAGTTTCTCCACCTTGTGAATCCGTAGAACCAGAAGTAAGATCAAGAACCCATTCGTTTCTTTGCCATGTATCTGCTGTTATAATATCTTTTTCAGGAAAAATATTAATCCACCCGGCATTATAATGAGTTGTGTTGCCCATATAAAACTTAGGATATGTAGTAGTTTGATCGGCTGTGTTTGCCTTTACATAATAAGAAAAGATCCATTTCTTTCCTTTTGGAATATTAATTGCATATGGATTATTCGTTTCTGCCCTATCTTGAGAACCATGGGCATTATCCACACCAAATACAATATATTCATCGCCAGCATCGTTTGTTCGTTGCTTGGTAACTCTTAGACTTGAGGTTGCCCCAATATATCCATTTCCGGTATGGTCAATTGCAACATTGGCTAAATCAAAATTTCCACTGCCATCATCTGCTTTTTCCCAATAAAATGGATATGGTTCCTTAATTGGAAGTTCGCCAGGAGAAAGAGATTCATCAGTTGAAGAAAGTGCTTCATCGGCAGACCTTGGTTTGTAATCAGTAATTGGTTGATCAAACAAAGAGTACCCACGAGGCATGATGTTGGTTCCACGGTCAAATGAACCCCCAACACCATTGGCATAACTTCTTGCATACATGAGTCCAATGGCATTATACGGAGATGTATGCCAACGATGTTCATCGCCATCAGTTATTCCACCACTCATTGTATTTGCAACATGAATTGCTGCTGCATTTAAGGTTCCATCAGATTTTATTAAATTATCTGTATGAATCCAAACATCACCATTACCTGTTGCGTTTGGGCCAGGTGATGCATAAGGAGAAAAGAATGCATTAATCTCACGGTCGGCTGCTGCCTGTGCAAGATATGCCGCTGCATTGGCATTATAGGCAACACCATTTGCCGAATATGCATTGGCAAGAGCAAAGTTCGTCCAAATTTGGTTATTAACTGTATTGCCTTCAAGACTTGATGCCCAATTATGAGTATTTGCCAACCATACATGAAGATTGCTCGTATAGATTTGTGCATTGGCAATGCGCGGGTCGTCCATTGAATACCAACCATCCTCAGAAGAACCTGCTATTGGAGCAAAAAAGTTTAATGTCTGTGCAAACGTAGAATTATCAGCATCAAACGCCCGTGCGCTTGGTATCTTTTGGTGATAACGATACATGACATTGTTGTTGCCGGTATCGACAAACATGTCGCCATGTGGTTCTGGATTAGGATATCCTGTTGGAGTTACGTTTGCAACCGGACCATGAGTATAATTAGATTGGCTGGTGTCATAAAATTGTGTGACAACCTTGCCGTCTGTGATTGTTCTTCCGAAGACGATTGCTTTGTCATCAGAGGGTTCTTTGAAATCAGTTGGTAAATTTCTATCAGCCGGAACTTCTTCTAATTGAAAGCCAGTATAGTAGACAGTATTACCGACAATATCTCCACTTCCATATCCATCAGAAGATGGATTTGTGCCATTCCACCCGCCGGGATCAACACGAAGAATAAACCGATCTACTGTATTTGCATAAATGTTATTCATCTCATCCCATTCTACACCAGATTCACGATACCAATGTCTAGTTCCATCAGAATGAGAATTAAGAGTATTTGCTGCATCTGTAAGGTCAATATTAATCCAATGGCGTTCCCAATCTGTTGTAGTAAATGGTCTTAATGAATCTCCACGAGCATCATTTTCGCCAATGTATGTTGAATATATTGGATTACCAAATCCAGAAGAATTTGCAGGTTGAACAAAGAACCCAGAATATAATTTATTTCCAGAATAAAGAGTATCAATACGAGCATACCAAGAAAATATCCATTTCTTTCCTTTTGGAATTATAACTGTTGGGTCATTATGATAATTGTCTTCAGATTGTGACGACCAATCAACATGTGCGGAATCTACTGTTTTCTTCAAACGAAGAACTTTATCGTTTCCGCCAACAGGAGATGTTCCATCAACAACAATATCTACATCAACATTTGGTCGCCTAAACGGATATGCAACTTCGCCTATGGTAGTAGTTGTATTAGAATAGTCAGAGGCAGGAGCATCAAATGTAGAGTATCCTCTGGGCCACCAATTTGATCCAGTTGCAAATTGTCCACCAATACCGGCAGCATAGCTTCTTGCATACATCAATCCAATGGCATTGTTTGGTGATTTCCACCAACGATGATTACCATCATCATAGTCACCACCAGTCTTTGTATTGGCAACAAAGATTGCACTCGTATTCAGCGTACCATCAGACAATTTAATTAGTGTATCAGTGTGAATCCAGACATCACCATTTCCTGTTGCAACAGGAACAGTGTCGGTTGACAAAGTAAAGAATGCCAATATCTCTCTGTCGGCAGCGGCTTGTGCAAGATATGCAGCAGCGTTTGCATTATAGGCAACCCCGTTTGCATAGTGTGCATTGGCAAGAGCAAAATTTATATAGAGAAATGTATTACCACCCGGATGCAAATCGGCTTGAATGGTTCTGGCCCATGCATCCGTGTTTGCCAACCATACTTGGGTATTCGATGCATACTGTTCGTTGTTTGCAATTCTTGGATCGACAATTGAATACCAACCATCACCTGAAGTTGATGTTGGAGTAAAAAAGTTTAATGTCTGTGCAAATGTGGAATCTGAGGCATCAAATGCTCTTGCACTTGGAATCTTCTGATGATACCGATACATGATATTATTATTACCAGTGTCAATCAAGAAATCCCCATGAGGTTCTGGGTTCAACAGTCCTGTTGGAGTCACATTTGCCTGGGGTCCGTGAGTCCATGGCCCAGATTGTTCTGTGTCATAAAAATGAGTAACAATCTTTCCATCAGTAATTTTTCTAAGGTCATATCCTGTTGCATAATTTTTAAGATAGTTAAGACCAATCGCATTGTTTGGTGCTTCGTGCCAGAATCTAGTCCCACTACCACCAGCGGCAGGGCCACCACCTAATGTATTTGCAACACGAATTGATCTTGTGTTTGCAACACTGGTTCCTGGGATTACTAGATGATCTGTTACAATCCAAATATCTCCATTTCCTGTTGTTGTAGTTGGATTGTCTGCTTCATCGGCAAAGAATGCAAGAATCTCGCGGTCGGCTGCTGCCTGTGCTGTTGCGGCATTTGCCAATGCCGAAGCGGCATCAGCAAGAGCTTGGTATGAAGTTGCATATGCCGTCTGGGCCCTTGGATCTTCTGTGGAATACCATCCTGCCTTGTCTGCATTTGTTTCTGGTTTGAGTGGAGCATGATATGCCGTCTGTGCAGATTTGTTTAATGTGTTGGAATGATAACGGAAAACAAGATTGTTGTTTGATGTATTGATCCAGAAATCACCATGAGGTTCTGGGTTGGCCAGACCTGTTGGTGTCAGATTTGCCTGTGGTCCGTGGGTTCCTGTATCTGGTGGAGAATGGGGCCCAAAATGTGTGACAATCTTTCCATCACTGATGGCTTGTGTCTGAACTGGAAGAGTTTTAAATACCCAGGAATCGAGTGTTGCAAATCCTTCAGGAACCTCAGTTGGTCTTGTGAGTTTTGCAACAAGGAAGTCGCCGTTTGCAGCATCAGGTATGAAATCAATGAATGTTCCGCTTGTAAAGACTACTGCTTCCCATTGACGTTGACCATCAACATTATTCCAGCGAACAGGAATGATATGATCATGTTTTCCAAAATTTGGAATTGAGCTTCCGGCAAATCGTGCCGACGCATTCATATTGGTATACATCAAGTGTAGTGAAGAGAATGATGTATTAGAATCTGTTACCCAACCGGGATTTCCAACCCTATATTTTGTCTCTACAACTCCCTCTTCTGGAATACTAAAATCATTACTATACGGATACCAGATTTTTCCATTTGGCCCAACAAGGTCAATGCCCCCACGATTAGAAACAAAAATTCGACCTTGATCATCGGTGGTGGGCTGGTCTATAAGATATTCTGTTTTACTATTTTTGTAGAAAGCAAGATTTCCTGTTGCACCAACATAGATACCATTGGCATCAGGATATACAGGGAACGGAAGATCACCACTCCCGGTCACGCCAAGAACAAACGATTCGTTTCGTGATGCCTTTCGTTCTGCAAGATAGGCATTGAGGTATACTTGACCGATTGCACTTGTTGGTGATGGATACCATTTGTCGGGAGCAGGACTAGCTGCTGTTGCTGTTGCCCCTTTGCTGAATGCAACATATATTGAACTCGTATTCAGTGTTGCAAAACTATCTGTGTCAATCCAAACATCACCATTACCAGTTGCTTCTGGAACATCAGTCTGGAAGAACGCAACGATTTCTCTGTCCGCAGCAGCCTGTGCCGTTGCTGCATTGGCCAGGGCATCATAAGAAGTCGAGAGTGCATTGCCGGTTCTCAAATCTTCTGTGGTATACCATCCATCTCCATTTGTTTCTGCTGTCCAATGAATTGTTTGGGCAGAAGGAATTACACCATTGAGAGGATTTTGTTGATGATATCGGAAAATAATATTATTGTTGCCGGTATCTACCCAGAAATCTCCATGTGGCTGTGGGTTTGGATATCCGGTTGGCGTTGTATTTGGAACTGGTCCGTAACCAGAAGTTCCCGAATCATAATAATGTGTGACAATCTTCCCGTCTGTTATTTCTCTGCCAAATACAATTGCAGAATCATCTGAGGGTTCTTTGAATTGTGATGGAGTGAATACTGTATTTGGAACTTCTTCTAATTGAACTGCGTCAATATTATAATGTTGTTCACGATTTACAAGCCAATTTGGATCGCCCGCAATATCTACTCGCTTTAAAACGAATACTGGATGTATTTTGGTAATTTCATTAGCTGGAATGATGCCCTCGCCATCACCAGGATCATCATAGGAGTCGGGGGAAGTAAAATCTAAAACATGATAATCCCGCTGCCAAACATCTTTTTCTTTTGGATTTTTTTGTGGATTTATAGAACCCCACATATCACTCGATGCTTCTACCCAACTTCCCGCATGTGTACTATTGCCAACACGAAAACCTACACCAAGATTTGCAGTCCTGTTGGCAACATCGGCATCACTTGACACATATAAATTAGAAGTTTTCCAATGCCACGAAAATATCCATTTCTTTCCTTTTGGAATATCAATTCCAAAGGTATTTAAATCGGACAGCCATGTGCTTGGATCTACATCTCCAAGAGATAAAATGGAACCTGCGCGATGCCAAGAAGAATCCACTCCACGAACAAAAAGACTATTACTTCCCACATAACCAGAAGAATCAATATATAAATTAGCAAAACCTTTCCCCGCACCCGCGTTGGCGGGGGCCTGCCCGAAGAAGTACGGAGCTTCAGTTTCTCTGGTATTCGGCACCGAGGGGGTAGAAAATTCATAATCACTCGCAGGGGCATCAAAGAGAGAATACCCTCTCGGCATGATGTTTGTGCCGTGTTCAAATTCTCCAGAGACACCCGCCGAATAACTATGTAAATACATAAGCCCGATGGCATTGTTTGGTGCCTCATACCAGTAATTTTGAAATCCTGTTGGGTCAACACCGGCATTATATGAACCAGAAGGTTTTGTGTTCGCAACAAAAATTGCACCAGTGTTTTTGGTTCCATCTGTTTTGATTGCATTGTCTGTATGAATCCAAACATCGCCATTTCCGGTTGCAGTCGGAACATCTGATTCAACCTGAAAGAATGCAAGAATTTGTCTGTCGGCAGCAAACTGTGCATTTGCTGCCTGTGCCAATGCATTTGCTGCACTGTCTCTTGCAGCCTGATCAGTCGCTGTCGAAATTGCGGTGTCTCTTATGTCATACCATCCAGTTGGAGATAAAGCAGGATTAAAATCGGCATCAATATAAGCAGTCTGCGACCATTCTCCTGTTGTTCCAATTCCATTTGCATATCCAGAAACCGGAGGCTGAAGAGAAAGACCATATGCATTACTGGTACTGAAAGAAGTGTTCGTTTTATAAACATAAGGACGATTGAATTCAATAGCATCGTCGGTCGTATCATACCAAAAATCGCCTTCTGGATTAGTATTGAGTCTTATCTTTCCGGCTGCCAAATCTGGACCGGACACTGTAAGTATTGCAACGTTTGGCCCATAAAATGGAGCAGAAGAATTAATTCTATCCATATAATAAATTGTTGTTGCCCGGTCTGCAAACTGCCTTGCAGTAAGACTTGCAAGATATGCTCGTCCTTGTAGGTTTTCGCTGTCATGCATCCATACCAAAGGAGAATCAAATCCACCAAAAGTATTTGCATATCTAAAGATTGCATTTGAAGACCAAGAACCATCAATAAATTCATTGTACGGGCTGACATTAATCCAAAGATCATTATAACCATATCCACCAGTTCCTACTGCATTTACAAAATGACCACCTTCTTCTTCAAAGTAAACTGTGATGGCACCATCTAGCAACCCCAATGCCTGTGCAGCATTTGCAGATGCATCAGCAGCAGTACCTTGTGCAGTAACAGCATTTGCATATGCATTGGCAGCAGAATCTATGGCAAAAGTTACGGCTGCGTTTGTGGAATCAATTCTTGAATTTAATAAATTCCGAAGACTTGTAATGGTTGTTGTAACGCCATCAACAATAATTTGCCCCTCTGGTGCTGACCATTGAGTAATTTGGTCAATTCCATCAGAGTCAGGGTCAAATGAATTAATCGTTGCAATAATAAAGTCATTTGCATCAGGCGTAAATGTGCTTGACACATTGGCTCCATTATCATAATACCATTTTCCATCTGCTCTTGGGTGTCCTTGAGAATCATTTTCAAGAACTGCAACAAAAGAATTTGATACATTTTCATATGCATCTGATGGCAAAGCAAATCTTGTTGTGTCTGTTCCAACAAACGCAATGTGTCTTGTTCCATATGCATTAACAGTTGGTTTCAGGCTTGTGACAACACCACGACCAACAGTATCTACCAACCAATTGTTTCCATTGGTCGGATGAATTACATAAAATTCATTTTTTGGATCGTTTATTGAATTTGTAATGGCAATAAAACCAGCATTAGAAACAAAAGTATCATCAGATTGTTTGAATTCTTTATTGACTGTCAATTCAGCAAAAACCAATCCACCAGATGCCATTCCTCTGGGCGGATCAATAATCAACTCAGAAAGTGTTGCGCCTTCGGCAGTTATTGTTTCTCGTTCTGCATACCTGTAGATATTTGTAAGTGCGGACGAGTCTGAAGGAAATGCAGAAACAGCAGACCCATTTGAATCAACCCGCGCAACAATACAGTCACGGCCATCTGGAGTAAACTCGGCAAACTTTCCTTCGTCCTGATTATAAAACCACTTATCTCCAATAGGAAATGCTGCAACAAAATCAGGAGAGTGCCCGGTCTGTAATGTAAATCTACTCTGATCTGCTCCAATAAAAGTAATATATCGAGAACCAGGGAAATCTTCGAGACTTGTCAGAACACCATAGGCACCATTGGTTGTATATATTATGCTGTCTGCCGGGTCGTCTGTGCCGGGATGAATAAAGGCAAATCTTGTGTTTGGACTATTTCTTCGATTTGTAAATTGTATTTCGCCAGCATTTGCAGTATGGTTCCATTGATTTAAATGAATGTCTGCAAAGAGAACACCGCCTGCCGTAATTCCAATTGGAGCAAATGTTCCTGTTCTTTCTGGAATTGTAATTGAGTCTGGATTTTTTGGTGGTTGTAGATATGTTTTGTCTGCACGAATCTTTCCGGTAGGATCTGTTCCAATTCTACCAATGACCAAAAAGTCATTTTCGTGAAGGTCATTTCCAGACTGTGTGGAATCAATTGTATACCATGTTGAGTTTCCATGTGGATGATACAACCAACCACCAACAGTCGGCGTTGCCAATACATAAAGCCCAAACTCGCCGAGCAATGTATTGGCATGATATTTTTGTTGGGCACCAATGTTTGTGTCCCATTTTTGGGTGTTTGCAAGAAACAAAATATATGCATCTTGGTTTCTGATAATTGTGGCATCTGTTGATGTATAGATAGAACCAGGGGGAGCATTGGTGGTAATTCCATTGAATGTAATGAAACCATTTGCAAGGTCAGTTCCATCTGCGCCTGCGGCACCAGAGACAACATTCGCAAAATGTATTGAATGGTCATTTGCAGAAAACGTATCAGAATCAAGACCGCTTGTGGCAAGATAACTAATGTTTGCCAACAACGAAGTCTTATTGCTCTCTTCAAATGCAAGACCATAAAGATATGTTGATGCGGCAGGATCTAAATCGGAAAGTGATGGTCTGTTTGCAGGATCTTCGGCTGCCCGCCATTCTGCAAATGGATTGGGCTTTCCGTCTGTATCTCCTCTACCAGAAATAAGAACTGTTCCGTCATGTCCATATATTTTAATGTCTGTTGCCTTGATCTCTCCAGATTTGGCAATACTCCAACCATCTGCATGAGTGGTATTTGCAACTAGTCCCTGAACAGATAAACCAGCATCGTTTTTAATCAAAGAAGAAGTAGACGAAATCATATCCCTGATGTGAAGATCATCAATTGTTGCAGCAGCAATATGTGCGCCAGTTATTCTCCCTTGTTGATCAACTCGCATGTCTGGGTGCATGAACGAGAAATCAAATCCATCCACATACCAATCATAATCTATTATGTTATCTTCATTGCCAAGTATAGTTGAATTGCCTGCTCCCCCGTCATTATTGACCCCAACTGTAGCTGAATCATAAGTAGTTGCAGAAGTAGAAATAATTTCAATTTTAAGATGTGTTATTTCGCGATTGCCGGGAGTATGTGCTCGAAAAGTTCCTGTTTGCCAATCCTTTGCAGTAGAGCGATTTTCTGAAAATGTAGGAACAATAAATGTATTTGTCATTGACGTGTAATCAGTACATGCCTTTGGTCTTGAAGTTAATGTAACCGCAAGGCCTGGTTCGCCAGAAGACCAACCATCAAATTTATAAGTAAATGTGCCTTGGATAAATACATTGGCATATAGCGGCGATTGAAATGGTACTTCTCTTGACCATACGACATCACCATTATCATGAAATCTTGCAGAGAAACCACCAAGATTTGATATTGATGATCGTTGAACTACTCCACCACCTGTTTGTGAGTATCCATTTGCAACATTGGGGCTATTGTCTGGAGGCCCATTCCACTCAGTAAAATTTGGATTAAAACCAAAAGTGGTAGCAGAATCTCCCTGAGCAGAAATAATTGAAGGAGGAACAACAAGACCTGTTGCAGTAATTGTGCCATCAACATGTAATTCGGATTCGGGCGCATCTGTAAGAACACCAACTCGGTTGTCATCACCAAGATGAAGGAGTGTTGTGTTGCCGGATAGGCTTTTAATAGAACTAATTTTTATTGGTGATTCAAACTTGGGCATTAATCAAAACGTCCTATTTTGTCAAAAATTGTTTTAATAAATCCTTTATTTCGCCCATTTCATCTTTAAGTTCAGATATATCAGACTTAATATTATTTAGGTCGTTTTCTTGATTTTTTATTTTCTCTGATTGCTGTTGTTGTAATTTAAATTTCTTGAAGGCAACAAGGTCTGTAGAAACCAATGCTCCAGACTTTTCGTCTTTCATGTATTCAGGGTTGTCTGTTTTTACTAAATGTTCATTCGCCATACAATTTAAAATACTGCAATTGCTCTGAAGTCGTTCACAAGAGGAGGCTTTGATGTATTGGATGCCTGCATTACAATTTTAATTGCAAAGGTCTTAAAGCTATCATAAGTATTACCATCGTTGGTAGTATAAGTAATAAGCTCATCAGAATCAAAAACATATTCATGAAGGCCACCAGATATTGCCGTTGGTGCTTCCATTGTTGATGCACTTCCACTAAAATAATCGGCATCGGGTGTTGTCTGTTTCATCAACTTCCATTTCTTTCTCTTAATATCTTCTGAATCCTCTTCTGCCAATACCTTGTGATAAACATAAATTCTGGAACCATAAGATTGCTGTGCAGTCAAGAAAACTTTCAATCCTCTTGCCGTCATTCCGGTGGCAAGATTAATTGGGCGAGTAACATATCTTGTCAATGAATTTCCACCTTCTGTTCCTTCTTCGGAAAGAACTTCAAAGATTGCTCCAGTTCCAGAGCCACCGCCATCATCCTTATAAGTAAATGCAACATTTTCAGAATGATGAAATCCCTTTCCGGCAGTAGTCACCGAAAAACCATCCTCTAAAATCGTTCCATCCGGGGCAGCAGTAATTGTAATAATAGCCTTTTCGGTACTTCCTCCCCCGGTAATTTCAATTGTATCATTTACTGCATATCCAGATCCACCATTCTGTAGTTGAATGTTTGTTGTGCTCAAAGAACCATCATTGATTAAATTCTTAAGAGGAATGGCATTAATGTTTCTGGTATCTATGACCGGAGAAACTTTTCGATTTTCGGTACTTAACTCTATTTCCACTTGAATTGAAGAGTCTTTAGGTTGCTTGGATGCAATATATTTCATGGGTTCGGGCATATCTCTGGTATCTTCTGATTTTTCTCCAAATACTTTTCCAACTTCTCCACCAATTGCCGATGGTGTTGTGTCCCCAGAAGAAACTGTTATCGTCTTTAATGTTCCACTAACTCTTGTTGAATCGGTATCTGGTTTTAATATTGAAATTGTATTTAATTTAAGTCTGTCATATTCAAATTCTGCTCCTCTTATGTCTCCACCAAGTTTAAGAGTTCCTGTTTCGGGATTTATTTTTGATGCTCCTCCAAATTCACACCTATTAATCCTGAACATCAAATCTTGATATTGGTCAGGAGTCCATGTTCTTCCGTTTTGTGATCTAAAGAATGTTCCGCCATATTGCTTTGAATATGTTGTACTAATTGGCTGAATCAACTCATCAGCAAATTGCATCAAAGACCCCTCATTGACAACAGCTTCTCCTCTGGTATCTGCAATCCAACATTTATAATTACTGTCATTGGATCGAATAACAATTGCATATTCTCCGGGTTCCAAATATACAGGATAGTTAAAACTAAATTTTGTATATGCATCATCCTGATTAAAATTTGGATATGAAATTTGTGACAGTGTTGGATCAGAAGTCGGATCTGTCGAATTTAAAATGCCCACAAGATCTTCTCTATATCCAGGCGCAACTTTAGTCATATCCCAATCAAGTAGCTTTGACACAATAATTTTTTCTGCATGTGGAAATCCATTTATTGTAGGGCGAATTTCCAAATATACAGGAAGAACAGAAGTGCCCCATGCTGGTTTAGATTGGAAACAAATATCAACACTATTGATAAATACACCATCTTGATGTGCATTGCCATTAATAAGAAATGTCTGTGCAATTGGATCATTATATCCATCACAAATTTCAGCCATCATTTCTTCTTTTGTTTTAAATAACCCAGGAAGAACAGATTTAATTTGTTCTGGTTCGGTTGTTATTAATGCCGTGGCAGAAAACCCTTGATAATGCCCAGGCATACTTACTCCAACATTTGGCGGTGTTGGTGAAGTGCCAGAATCAAGGTCTGTAAATACGGTTGCCCCCGGATCAGTCATGACGGCACCAATAATATTTCCATCTGCATCTGTTTGTGCCAATCCCTGAACACCACGAACATCTCCTGCCCAAAAATTAAGCTTGGGAATATATCCACCTGCTGCCTGTGCATCAGGAGGAATTATAGTGTTGATGTCTGGATCAAAACTACCAGTTCCGCGCCAATTTGATCCATCTCCGTGATAATTATGATCATCACGATCTTGGTCGGTACCAATTCCATCAGCACATTCTACAATTCCAAGAAAATTTCGATTTCCATATTTGACCCACCAAACGGTATCTCTTGAAAACGACCCCGCCTCGGAGGAGCGGCTGGCGCCGCCAGGAAGTGTCGGAAGCCCTGAAGATTCTCCAAGGCCCGGATCTGAAATTCCCCCTGCGGCGCGATGCATCGCAGTGCCGCCAGCAACTCTTTCGGCTTCACGCCCCGTAGTAAAAGGGCGGCCGCCCTCGGATTCTAGCGCAACAGTTCCATGGCCCATAAATCCTGAATTTTGATGTTCTTTTGTCCATCGTTTTAACTGAGGAATATAATTTCCTTTTGTGGCATGGGACCGGCGGTTTACTCTCCACCAAAATTCTCTTCCTAAATAATCTCCACCGCCCCGGTTATCTCCGTATCTTCCGCCAAGATACCCTGCCGCTGCGCCAGCAAGGAGATCTCCACCATACATAACCGGGTCAGCTTCTTCTTCAATTGTATCTACATCTGTTTGTGTTGTTATCCACCATTTTGCCTGTGCGTCAACTGGCTCGTCATTCGGGCCACTTGCCTGTGCCCCTGCAACAAGAACCCAACTTCCTTCTCTGCCTTCTATCTGTTCTCTCGTAAAATAACTAGCCTGATCTCCACCAGTCGCATCAGTCCAATTCCATTTTTTTTCATAACTTCCAGAAGCTTGTTCTGCTTCCCATAGCGCAAGCTCCTCCTCGTATTTCGCCCGAAGGCGATCCCAGGCAAGCTGGTTCGCTCGGCGCGCGTTGCGAATAGTGTAGCTGCCGCCCGACCCCGTGGGGCGCGGACCTCCGGTCCAAACAGGCTTCGGCGTTTGAACTCCAGACATTACTCGATGCCATTCCAGTTTAAATCGTGGACTATAGACACCTCGATATCCGTGTACACAACATGGTGTCAAAAGATATCCATCAGGTTCGCCCATATGGGTAGTATCAAATTGCAACCAGCCTAATTGTGCCAAACAATCCATATGATTAAGTCTGGTGTCCGAAGTGTGCATCGGCATAATTTATGTTCTCCTAATTCCTTTAATATTCTTATATTTATCCAGCCGCAACTTCTTCTTCATGTAGAGCACCCCATCTCTCAAAGTATTTTGCATAAATACTTGGATATTGATCCCTGATGAGTGCCCAAACTCCTGTCAATGTAGTATTCAATCTTTCTTGGTCTGTGTCATTAATTGTTCCAAATTCACCACCACCTTCAATATAGTCAATATCATGTGTTGCTTTTGCCGTCCATGTTCCATTTGCAACTTCAATTCCATAACAAACTGCCAATTTTCCTTCTGCTCCATCAATCAAATTACTGGCAGGAACATATCCGAGATCTTCTGGGTGGTCACTAATTCTAAACAAATTCATTTTACTTCTAATTTCTTTCAAAAGGTCTAATCTCACATGTGCTGCTTCAACTTCTTCTCGTTCAGTTCCTTCGGCAAAATAATATGCAGAAGCATAACTACTGACCAGCCATTCTTCCTTACTGAACCTGTCCATAATTTCTACAAGCTTTCTTCCAGCAGTAAATGATACCTTTGAAGTAGATGGAATATGAAGCACACCAATCTTTTCTCCATAATGATTTGTTTTTGAAGTAATGTCTGCAATTTGTGTGACTCCATAATCATGAACTGTTGGATTGACTTGTTTCATTCCAATGGTATATACACTAGTCGAATCAATATTTTGTGTCAATCCAGTGCTTCCGGCAGCAGAGGCTTTTAATTCAAGAACCGGAGAACCACCAGAAGTTGTATATATCAGACCATTTGCTATACATTCTTGGCCAGCCCCGGCACCAGAAACAATTTGTATTCTGGAATTCAAAGGGATACCAGTAAAATTAATCATAGAAGAAGTTGCAGCGCCCGTAGACTCTTTTCTAAAATTCCCATCAATATATCTACGAGCATCAGGTGACAATTCAATGTGAGTTGTATTTCCTGTAGAATTTCGTACACTTCCTGTATAATGCCCATTATATAGGTGTTGGGTTCCTCCGACCGTTAAGCTTGCCGTGGCTCCAGTATTATATCCTGTAATTGTTCTGGCAGAATATCCCTGGAACCCACCCGATGCAATTTTAGTGGCATCCCATCCAGTTCCATAATATCCATCAACACGATTGGTATAATCAACCTTTCCGGTTTCTGCATCAAATTCAGGAACAATATATCCTACCATAATTCTATTTGTCCCTTCTGTCTGCGAATCCCGATAGTATGGTTCTCTTACTGAAATAAGAACAGCATTTGCAACGGCACCCGAACCTTCTAATTTAATTTTTTCATATCTGCCATCCACGCTCGGCTGAAACTTGGTGTCAGTCAAAGGATTGTATACCATAAAAATCTTATTTGCTTGACCAAAATATGATTCAACACTAATACCATCAAATCGAATGGCATTACGATGATTTGGTTTTAGGCCTTCGCCATGAACAATAACATCTCTTGATCGTAGGTAAGGAAGAATTTTAATATTTTGAGTTGATCCATCTGTTAATCCATGTTGAGCAATTGCGGCATCAATCGTGGCAGTATTCAAATATTGATCTCGGACACTGCCCAATTCAATATTCTTTGCATATGTTTGTGTGTTTAAGTCTTCATCTGGATTATAAAAAACTGTACCTTCAATATTTTCACCAAGTTTATTGGTTCCCATAATATCTGACCAAAAATCATCCATGCTCTTTATGGCATCTGAAATTTCGGTGGCTGTGGAATTTTCATCCACGCCTGCAATATTATCAAGAACACCATTCAAAAATGAATTATATTCAGGAATTTTTTCAACATCCATCCATCTATCAAAATCAGGAGTCAATATTATTTCTCCTGTAAAATTTTGAAGGTCAAATGGATTGACGCTTTCTGCTGTTGTGGCAACGGGCTGAGTAATTAAAGGCATTTCTGTAAAGTCCAATGTAATTACATCTCCAATTCCATCAAGATCTCCGTCTACAGTATAATATCTTCTTGTGCCTCGATTAAGATCTGAATTATCATCAACTGCATATGAAAGCAATGGAATGCTCCCTGGAGCATCATAATCATCATATGTTTTTACAGGTGGACGAAGAACTCCCTTGCCCAAAGAAGCTTTAAGATTTTCCATATCTGCGACACCAAATCCAGCAAAGTTATCAACAACAATTCCATTCTTAAATCTTGAAGTTCCATCGGCAAATGTAATATCCAAATCAGTGGCAGCCTTTTCCAAGGCATTCAACGAAACATAATATTCTAGGTTTTCTACTCTCTTTGCAAGCCGACCAATATCTTTCATTGTGTGTCGTCGTGCAGTATTTTCTTTTATTTGCACATGCTTGGGATCAAATGTATACGGAGGTATTTGCAAAGTAAACAAGGTCAATGCCTTATCATCTTGGTCATCCCTTGGCGGAAATGGAGTAACTGCCGGATTTCCCCTGATGGTAGTATAAGTACCAGAATCCGTCAACACCACTTTATCAATTCTTCCGGCAAAATGATCCAATTTAATGCTTGTGGTCATTGGGGTACTTGCTGGCCCAGAAAGAATTTCCGAAATTCTTCCTGCATTGATGCTCGAACGAGTTGGAATTGGCGGCATAATTGAATCTGAAATCGTATCGCTCACTCTACCATTTGAAGATACATAGGCACGGAAATCAAGTTTATTGCGAAGCGGATATACAACTTTGCCACGACTCTTGTAGTCAGGAATTTCACTATACTTCAAATCGGCTTCAACAATTGACACGATTTTACCAGAAATTAATGCGCCAGTCCCTTTGTTAAAGCCATCAATTGTCTCGCCAACAATAAAGGAAGGGGTTACGCCAGAAGGCGCAGCAACATCTTGTACTCTCATCTTTGCATATGCACCACTTCCGCTCGTGTTGGCATAATCCATGACATATGCAGAAACACCCGAAGTGTTTCCTACCACATTCATACCCGGAGTAAATGCAGCCTGACTAGGCGAATGATCAAGCGTCAGATCTGTTGTATATTGATACGAATCAACAGAAAAATAACCAGGGGAATCTATATTTTCTGATGGCGACTCTCCCTTTGGATTATCCATTCGCATAAAACGATCAAAAATAATCATAAGATTTCCGGTAGGAGTATCTACTTCAGGTTTCAGGATAATAGAAGCATTATCATAGAACATGTCTCGTTGTCCTGTATCAAAATCAAATCTATCAATAACATTCAACATTGAATTTGCAATGTCAGTATTTGCCTGATTATTTTTAAATTGATGAACAACCTTATGCAACTTAAATCCATCTGGTTTACGAAGAGAAATTCTGGTGCCAGAAGTATTTGCATAATCTCCTTCTGCAATATGAACATGCCCATTGTCATAATCTGTCAAAACACCATCAGCCGGTATAGAAGTAGAAACTAGTGAATGCGTAGTATTTGCCTTTATTAATTTCTTGTAGGCAGGTTCTGCAAATTCGGCTTTGACAGGAAAATTCAAAACATACTCTTGCCCTGCTGTAAACTGAACAGCAGCCGGAAGTGTTACTGTAAGAGTAGGCGAAGTGCCATTTACAACAACAATTTGAGTTATGGCACTCGTCAAAACCTTTCCTGTGGTCTTGTTGACCAGAGCGAAATTTTCTTTAATTTGGTTTATATTGGATACCGTACTAGAACCTGAATCGTATGGATAAATTTTTGGACGACCAAAGAACTTATAGTTACCGCTAACAGGAGTAGTAAAAACTTGGCCAACGCCAGTAGACCCACAAAGAACAGAAGAATATTCAGTATAAATAATTTCTGTATTACTGGTCAAGCCTCCATCTAGTGACCCATGTGTCAATAAGGATTTTGCGGCAGACCTTTCTGTTGAAAACAAAAGCGCATCTTCACCATCAGCAGATTCTCCGTGCCTATTATAGATGGCATCACCATCAATTCTTCCGCCATATACTTCGTCAACCAATAACCCCCTATCTCCACCAGTAACTCCACTAATTGGATCAACGTTCCATGCCTGATTTAAAATCGCAGGATATTGTTCGGCGCCCGTTGACGATTTGTTTTGATTATAAACAACAGACCTGGCCTGTTTCATATTCAAATTTAACGTATAGGCATCTCCATACTTTGGAAGTTCTTCGAGTGCAGTATCAAGTATTGCCATGCCTCTCTTTGAAAAACCATATCTGGTATTATATTTGGTTTCGGCAGAAGAACTTGTCCCAATATAATCAATAATTTTGTGTGGTGTCGAATTACCAACCTTAATGGTTGCTCCAATATAAGAACCATTCCATGCAGCAGAAGAATCTGTATCAAGAACGATTGATTTGTATGGGCTGGTATTTCCTGTTGTTCGATATAGAGTAAGTGCTCTGGAGGAAGGAGAAGCAACACTTGTCACTACTCCACCAATAATAACTGCGGTTGAGTTTGTTGAATGTATTGGAAGAAAATCAGCATTCCAATCAGAAGCAATTGCGCCGGATGTGCTGATTCTATCGTTTGCTGTAATTCCATGCGTTTGTGAATCAAAATGAAAAACCGTAAACGTGGAATTTGCATATGCAGACACATCAGCAATAATGTTTGTGACAGATGTTGTGTTTGAAATTGGAGAACTCTTGAAATCACCAAGCCAAAGGTCATAGACCATTCCAGTTCTTCCTGCATCTATTGATGCCTTAGTCCGTGTGATATCATAACACATTTGAATTGGTCGAGCAGTTCCGACCAAAGTAGATTCCCATTTCCATTGATCAGCGAGTGAATAATCTTTGACCAATTGTTGTGGAACACAATGAACTGAAACTGCTTCTCCACGATTTCCATACCATGAATTTGAAGTATATTGCCCTGCGCCAGAACCAACAACAAACATGCCATTTGCATTTTCTGGGTGTGTGGAAACAGTATTTGCTTCGTCATAAACTGCAAGAAAATTATCACCATAACGATTTAATATATTCATATCCTCTTGCAGTACATCTCTTCCCTTGTCTATTCCATCAGGCCCACCAACAATATTTCCATAATTTAACGTATGTCTATATCCACGAACATATGCCACACCCTTTGACATTTTTGCAACCAGCTTTGGATTATCTGCTGTGGTTCTGTTCGTAAGTTTTATATCAAATCCATCAACAATATAATTTCCACTTTCATCATATGTTCTTTGTGCTAATCTATCACCAAGAATAGCATATATGTCGCGACCAAGACCATTTTCAGAAGTTAATAAATTTCCAACATCAATTCTTGCGACTTCAATAAAATCAGGAACAATTCTTTCATCCATAGTAAGACCATTACCAATTTTAGTCAGGTCTAAACTTACTTTATATCTGTCTGCGCCTGGAGCAGAATAATTTGATGTATGCTGTGATGGATCAAGACTTCGTGGGTCTTCTGTATCAATTCGTTCAGACACAACATACCCAACACGATATGTTGTTATATCAGAATATTTGTCTAGCTTTATACTTCCGCCAGGAGAATTAACAAAAAGACCTTTCCAAAAATATATTCCGGGTTCAACACTTATGGTCGAACAAGTCCCATAATGAATAGATCTTCCATTAGTATCTGGATCTAAAGTAGTAACTGTATATCGTTCAACGCCCTTTACGGCATCACATATTTGTAAAATTTCACTTCCAAGAAATCCTTCGGTTTCCTCAGTTTCAGGAGAATTTGAAGTCCACTTAAAGTAAATAGTATTGGGGTCATTACCCTCGGCAGGAATAACTGAAAGAATTGTACCTTGAAATTCATTATCTGTTGACTTAGAATCAGTTACTTTTCTTATAATCATCCCAGGAGATATATCACGAATTCTAACAGGATTTCCATTTCTGTCTTGAGCCTTGACGGCTAACCACTTGGTATTGGTTTTATCATAATTAATTTTTCCACCGTATACTAGTGCCCCATCCTTAAAAATATGTTGCCCTAATTTTTCAATTTGACTTTGAAGAAGTGATTGTATTTGAGTTAATTCTCTCGCCTGTACTGCTCGTCCTGGCTGAAACAACAACCGATAATACAAATTACTTTCTGTAAAGTCGTCATAATACGGATATCTATTAAAGTCGATAGGCATGAGGTTCCCTTTTAAAATTCAAAAATAAATTTAAATTCTTCTTTTTGATCAAGTCTTCTTGTTATTGGAGAAATATTTTCATGATATAATATCTCTCCTGTATATTTAGCAATTCCACTATTAATTACCGAACTTTTTGGCTGCTCTCCACTATTAAGTGGATATTCATAATTACCCAGACTACCAGATGAAATAGTAAAAGAATCTCCAAGTCTATTATACAAAATGTCGCCATTTGCAAATTGACCATTTACATCAGTCAAAGAAAGATATTGTCGGGTCGAATCTCCACAAATACTAAAGACTAAACCAGAAACATTGTTTAAATCATCAGTTAATGTATTATAAACTCGTTGATTCTTCACAAAACCAAGTGGTGATGGGGTGTTAAAATATATGGTTGTTCTTAAATCATAAGAAGTTCTATATGCAATAGTGCCTCCTGTCTTGGATTCCATTGGGCTTCTTACTAATCCAACCTGTCTGTAATCATTTCCATACCCAACAAATCTTCCAGTTTCATGATCTTTGGCTAAAGTTGTTTCAGGAGCAACAATAACATACTTGGCATCAAGTTCCATTGCTACATTTTGTCCGTGGCCGCCACCAGATGGAGGAATAATAAGTTCAACATCTGCACCAGAACCGTCTGGATAAACTGTTGGGCCATTTGACGTTTGATGATAATCACCCTGAATTGTAACATTTGAATATCCATTTGCATATCCAGAACCACTTGAAACTACAGAAATTGAAGTAATATTTCCATATCTATTGGTATTTCCAATTGCCAAAAATCCCCTCCCGCCTATCCGACGGTTAGCTGTAACAAACGGACCTATCATAAAGGTATCACCATTTGCAATATTGCTGACAACAGAAGATAAAACCAAATTGCTTGACACATCTTGATTTGGGCCACCGGCATCTTGATTTGATCCAGAGGACTTATCAAATGGATATGATGCAACAATTCTTCTGAATGTTCCTTTGGCTTTTCCTGACGTAATCATAAAAGCAGAATTAGTATAATAATTTTGTACAGGCGCAAACCCTGAACTTGCAACAACTTTAAGTTGAAGTGCTGTTGTATTGGCAGGAACAGTAGTAAATATTGTTGCATTTACTGCGCTTGTTGAATACGTTGTATTGACATGCCCAAGTCCTCTGTAAAAGGAACCAATTCCTGTGGTATTATTTGCAGATATTGGAAGATGAATAATGGTTCCTGGGCTTGCAAATGCAGGAACATCTCTATTCAAGAAAATTGGAATTACATTGGCTGTTGCAAATTTTTTAAATCTGGTATCTGGGATGGAATACATATATTTCCATGCATATCCATCAAGTTCTCTTGTTGCTCCAAAATTTTTATGATTTGGTTTTGATGTAGAAGGAGAATCGCCATTATTATCAAGACATTTATATACGTCTCGATTTCCAATTCCTGCAAGAACATAATAATTAGACCCTAATGATGTGTTGTCGTGGTGGTATCTTTCATAGACAGTCCCAGAAGTCCAATCATTTCTTTTAATTCCAAGAGAAACATGGCCCGGCTGAACACGAATCATTCCTGCCATCTTATCCCAAATAGAATTGTGATATGCAGGAGTATCTTCTGGTGTAGGAGGAGAAGTATCATCATCCCAAGGTTGAGTTCTTCCAACATACAAATACAACGACTCAACGTCAGTTGCAAACATGCTCGCAAAGGCTCTTGCATTGTATACGCTAAGTTTTTTTCCGAGAAGTGCAGGCAAAGATTATTCTCCTATGATAACAATACTATATAGTATTTATACTCCAATTAGTAGTTGACATGCCAACTGTTGTTTGCGCCAATGGCAGGAGGAGCATTCCAACGATATGGATGAGGATGATTGTTTCCTGAGATATATGCATAGTCAATATAATATCTTGTTCCCCCAGATTCATCATAATCAAAGGTATATTTGAGACTTGTTATTTTTCCAGTCCAATCTGCTTCTCCAGAAAGATCATGTATATGGTCTTCTTGCCATCCACTACCATATTGACTTGTAGTTATTGCATCTGAATTGCCTGTTATGCCATCTGTATTTGTCCATGTCAAATAACCTCGACCTTCATCTGCCCGCGCCGGGCCCCACGTCCGAAAACGAACAGCAAATTTATCATATGCAGATGCATCAATTTGTGTTGTTGTGTTTTGAACCATGACAATAGAACCAAATCCATCAAAATCTGGACTGGCTATATGCAAATAATTATTTGCATCACCTGCGGTCCATACATATTCTGGGATGGACGACCCACTAGTCCCATACTCAATTTCGGCATGTCGCAAGTGTGTATATCCGTCCATAGTATTTGCAACATAGAAATCCCAACCATCATGTGTATTTGCAAACTCCCATCGGTATGCCTCGACTTCTGGGCCACCATTTCCGTCGTCATCCTTGTGCTTCAGGTTTTCCCGAAGACTATATTTGTGTGCAAGATATCCTTCCACCAAAGCAATATTTGTATTTGAAAGTTTTTCGTTGAATACAAGAACCTCGGCAATATCTCCATCCCAATCTGCGGTTCCTGTTATGATATCATTATATGTGTTGGACAAATAGGCTCTTTCTGACAAAACTTTTTCTTCTCTCTTTGCATTACGGAACTCACTAAGACCAGCAATAACAAAAGAATTTCCAGGCTCTCCTCCTGCGGTATACGACTGATTTTCAGAATTAGCTGCAAACACAAAAGATTCAAAATCAGTGATTCCATAAAGTCCAATAGTTTTTCTCAATCTGGCAACAATAAAATCTCCATTGGCTGCATCAGGAACAAATGGTACGCCTATCGTACCAGTATAAGGAGCAGGTGTCTTGATGGTCGCGTTATATATGGCATACCATGAATTATTTGCAGAATCCCATTCAACTGGAATAATATGTTTATGAGTTCCAAATGCCGAAGTGCTGACTTCTCCTTCGGCTATACCAAATCTTGCAACAGCATTTGTGTGTGAATACATAAGATAGGCATCGGTGTTTCCAGTTCCTACCACTTGAGATACCTGTGTGATACCTTCATATGGTGTAAATATTGATAAACTGCTGTCTCCATATGGAATACCAAAGTTCAAATCTCCTGATGATCCAACTCCTGATACAGCCGCAAGAGGAATAACCGAACCATTTACTGTATTGTTTCCGGTTGAAGTATGAGGAGCAACAAAATCAACACCTCCTGAATTAAATAGCTGCACATCACCCAGTGGCCCAAATTCTGTTTGTGTCGGAAGAATATTTGTATTGGAACAATTCACAAAGAATACTAAATTCCCTGTTGCTCCGACTCCCATGATTCCATTGGCTTCTGGATATACAGGAAACGGAAAAAATGCCTTTCGTGTGGGCTTCCACTTCCCAATTGAAGTCACAAAGTTGTTTTGCGATCTCCAATCGAATGCGGCAAGACTCAAATCTGATCGTGAATTGTTCACTTCTGAATTTGAAAATCTTCTTCCGTCTATGTGGAAATTGAGAAGATCGCCAAACCCGGCACCAGATGCAGCATTTACTGACACGCCAACAATTCTAAATGAACTCTCTGTGTTTGCAGAAGAATGAGGAGCAAAAGTTGTTATTGCAACAGTGTTGGCTTGAATGACCTGATATGTATTTACAGGAATAGTGGTTTCCAATGCACCAACATCTCCGACAACATCATATCCGAGATGCATACTTCCTCTCGAATTGTTGGGAACATGAGCAATTGAATCTCTATTTCCGGCATAACCAGAATTGAAAATAGTCGGGTTCAGTGTGGTGTCATAGGATGTTGCATTGACTCCAAGATTTGTTTTGACGACTGCCATGATTGTCCATGTATTTGAAACTGGTATTGGCAGAGCAGGATTGGCCAGAGTTCCACCCAACACCCCATACTCTGAATTTGAAACTGGACTTGATTGAAAACCAGAAGTCGGAGGAATAAATGCCGTTGAATCTCCAAGACTCAGTGCAATCGAATTTACTGTTCCGCCAATGGAACTAAATGGATACACATTGGCATTATTCTTTACTGTATTTGCCGAAAAACGAACGGCAGGCATTCCGCCAACTGCATTGGCAATCCACTGTGGATGATGAAAAATTCCGCCATGAGTATTTACATGAAGATGATGTTTGTTTGGGCTATAATCTCGCCATGTGTGTACATTTGACCCGCCCATTCCAGGGACAACAAAAGGAGATGGTGTATATGGTGCGCTGGTTCCATGAAGTTCTGGAATATATTCTTCAATCATAAAACCATCAAAATCTGTGGTAGTATTTCCTGTTGCCAAACCAAGATCTGCCCATTTTGTTCTGTCTGGAAGAGTAAGATGTAATGCAACTCTTGTTTCCGGTCGTGCAGACGCATCAATCAGAGATGACACCCTTTTCCATGTATTTTCGGCATCGGCAGCTTCGCTATAAGATCCTTGTGAGATAGGACTATATAAATGCCCTGAAGTGTTAGAAATTTGAAATCCTGCTCTGACTATGTGTCTGTCGGCAGAGCCATCTGTTATAATATTACTGGTTCTTGCATATGTACTAAACAACCACTTTTTATGTGGTTCTATTACCATTGGCCAATGATAATTTGTATAAAATTGATCTGTGTCCTGGGTTGTGGTAATCCCCGATTGTGGTCCCCCATTAAAAGTTACACTTGGGCCAGCTGACGTATGCCAATCAGTAACCCTTGCAATTTGACTTCCGCCTATCGGAGAACTGTCGGCTTCAAAAGAAAGCAAACATCTGACGGTCTGATCTTTATAATTCTCAAGATAATCAAGGGTACTGGGTTCAAATTTAGACAACCCATCGGTGGCACCAGCAGGTATTCTGTTTTTGATGGTTCCAAAATCTCCATTGGAAGTGGTATCGGCAGACCATTTACGCCATTCAATATTTTTCGGACCAATGGCATCTGCCTTCCACCATCCTGCAAGAGAATTTAATTGGTCTGGAGAGAAGGTGTCTGATAAGTTATTTTCGATTGATTCAATTGCACCATTTGCAGAACTTTCAGAAATCATTGTTCCAAACATTTTCATTCCAGCAGGATGCGCCGACTCACGGACAACTGTAGCATAATCCTTTAATTGTTGCTTTGATTTAATATCATATGCGTGCCATTGCCAATAATGACCGTCATACAAATGAGAAGAACTAGAAAGTAAACTTGAATCGTCTGTATAAAAACCAGTTCTACGTCCTTCTTGAGATTGCATTGGTGTCATCTCTTCAAGAGAGATAAAATCAATCTGTGTTATTCCCTGAGAAAAAGATGCCCCATTTGCAGGTTCATTTACCTTAAACGTCGGGAGAATATATGTGGCATTAAATGGCATCCGAACTTCGCCATCAAGTGCTTTTTGTGCCGAATTATAATATCTATCTTTGATTGGAAGGTCGGTTCTTCCGCCGCTGCCATAATTGGTTGCCAAGTATGGATTTCCTGTTGACCGCGTGTTTTCTCTTCCCCTAAAATATGTTTGATAAATATAAAATTCATCATCTATGGCTTGCTTGTGAGAAGCAAACCAAAAAGCCTCATCATAAGAATCTGCATATCCATCTGCACCAAGAATATATCTAGCATGGTCTAACAATGCAATTCCTGCCGAAAACCGATTTCCGGTTGCAACAGAATATGAAGAATTTCCGCCCAAATCTCTTGCTCGTATTGACAACCGATAAAGATTATCTTCGCCACGAATTCCCATTAATTTTGAATATACAAATTGTCGCATATCTCCATTTGCTGTCGAAACATTATTATTTCCAATCTCTAAAACTCTTCCACCAGAAGCACCAAAAACAATATTTGCTATTTTTATTTCTCCTGTCCCGGTTCCTGTGGTATGCCAAATTCCAGTATTTCCGTAATTGATATAATCTCCATGATATCCGCCATTTGCCGAATAACCAAATATGAGATTTGCTGATCCCCAAGGAGGATTTGTGCTATCTGCACGACGATTTCCCATTTTTCCATCAAAAGGCGAAATTATAGAATTTGCGCTTCTATAATTAAACCTATCAATCATCATAATTTGTTTAATAGACGGAAGTATAATTGTGTTTGATGCAACAGAAGTATTTGCGGCACCACCTTCAGTATAATAAACATCTTCAAAATAATCAAACTTACCCACAGAATCAGTCAAATATATGAATGCAACTTGAGTGCCATGTTCCACAAATTTCATGGTATCATGAATTTCTGAATTTGCAAAGGGGTCCACACCAACACCACTGGCAAATGTCACATCATCATTTGCTATATTTCCACTGACAAACGAATCACTTCCTTTAGGAAGAACCACAACCTTTTCTATGGTTGCTGTTGCTCCAGATGTGACCCCAACAAGCATCTTATTTTTAATTGCATTTAAATTATCAGTATAATTTACCTTGACTCGTGTTCCTTTGCTATATTTTCCACCACTGGCAATTAAAATATCTTTACTTGGATAATAAATTTCAATATCTTCATTATACAAAAGCCGAAAAAGCATCTTGAAAGAATCTTCTGTACCGACTGCACGATAAAAATCAACCATATTTTTATAAAGAGTTGCTCTGTTACCATCAGGATATACGTCTTGAGGAAACGAATATCCATATTGTCTTCTGAAGAACTCTATAAATTGATCAAAATCTGTTCTGTCAACATCCATAATATCTTGCAAAATCTTTGATGCGGTATCTGCACCATAATAATATACATCAGAATTAGCTGTGGCCATCAAAGTATTATTTGCCATGAACTCATAATACTTTTCGACGAAATTAATAAATTGTGGATGGTCGGCTACAACAAATTCAGGAACATGTTGCCGCACCAATAGGGAAGTCTGATGCCCATTTGCAGTTCTAATAACTCCCATAATATATCATTTTCTCCCGATGTTAATATCCACGAACTTTATCTTCAACAACTCTATCTGTGTCATCAATACAAGTCAATGTAATATCATTAGGTTCAATCGTAACAATAGTATTTTGTTTTGGAATAATATCTTGAATTCTAGGTTTTGCCGAAAAGTAAATATAATTAGAACCATCATTAATAGAATTAGGCCTAAATTTTCTAATCAACATTTCACCAGTTTCATAATCAATCTCACCAACATTGCTATTTTCTTCTACAATTACTCCACCTATTGAAATAGGGGGGCCAACAGAGGGACTAGTGGGTGACAAATTTCCATAAGAATTTTGACTGCCAACAATCATTAAATAACCATCTCTATCAATAATCATACAATTTGGCACACCTCTATATGTAAATAAAGATGATTGAATTACATTAATGTGTCCTTCATGTGGTCTATATATGGGATTATCAAAAAAGAGTCTATATGTTCCTTCAACCCTGAGAACTGGTTTAATTCTCTTTTTCATTGCAATGGTCATATTGCTATTTGTGATTCCAAGTTCAGAATCATCAATGATTCTCATTAATTTAGAATAACGAAAATATTGATCAAATTTACCAAGACTTGTTGTACTATAATTTAGAATTGCACTCCTTGCCAAACTTTTAATTTGTTCGGCAGTTCTTGTTGTTTTTCTTGGATCATATGCAATTTTTGCATCAATAATTATAAAAAGATAATTTGGGTCAACAAATTCAGGAGTTACAGTTACAATATTTCTCTTTTTTAAAATATCTTCACCAATACGTTGTTTCTCTAAATTTGAAAGAACAAATCCAGTTTTCGGTTTAATGCACACAAAAACTGTTCCATACTTAGGAGGATTATTTTCTTCTCCTCCCCAAACACGAACAGAATCTACTATATTGTAATCATTTTCCAATCTTGTTTTATAATCATTTGCAGTAACAATTCTTTTTTGCAAACCATATTGTTTTGGTGCCTGATTTCGGATTGAACTTGTCGTTTCTCGCTCTGCACCACCAGAAGATCTTGTTTCTCCCGGCGCAAGAGTAACCGCAACCGAAGTTGCCCCAGACAAAGTTTCTGCAACAGAAAATTTTGTTGCGCCATTTCCATCAGACCCTAGCTGAGAAGCCGAATAAGTAATTTCAACCAAATCATTTACATTTGGCTTCTTTCCAATAAACCCATCGCCAAAATAAATTTCATATTTGTTTTGATTTCCTTCTTGAAGAAAATATATTTTTGACGTGGCGGTTACTTCAGTAATATCATCTGCCCTTACATAAACATCACCAGCAACCGCAACATTTAATGTGGATATATCTATATTTTCATTTGGAATTTCAAATATTTCATTTGTTGTTCCCTTTACAGAATAAGAAATACCAAAGGCAACACCCTCTTTCGCTTCAACATTTAATGCCTTATATAACCCATCATTAACATCAAGTTTTGCAGTACGAGCCTGCGTGGCAAGAAAAGTATAATTGTCAGAACCAATTTTGGAGGTAAATTTTGCATTTTTTGGTATTGTTATTTCAGACGTTGCTCCAGTAAAAACAAGGTCAAGCTCAACAAAAGCACCTCTTCGAGAAGATGGAGTATAACCGAGATGTTTTGCGAGTGACACAATAGAAGATCGAAGAGTTGCACTATCCAAAAACATTTCACTTGCGAGCATATTTGTATAAAACCCATTATAATGAGTGTTGTATGCAAGAACATCCAACAAAATACTCATGGCCGAACCATCAAAATTATAATCTTTAAAATCATCCTGACCTTCAAGATAAGATTTCAATGCTGTTTTAATATTATCAAAATCAAGTTCTGTAATTTTTAATTTATTTGTGGTCGTTGTATAGTCTGGCATTTATCTTGTTCTTTCCAGTAAAAAGGTTGCTGTTCGTTCTACTTCTTCGTTTATAATAAAAAATGTAAGCTCAACCAAATATGCATTTAAATCTGGTTTTGAATCAACCTTGATGTCTGTTAAATCTACTCTTGGTTCAAAATTATTTAGGCATTCAACAATAGAATCTCTTATTCTTAATACTGTTGCATATGTCATTGGCTCAAACAATTGCTTGGTCAAATTAGAACCTATTTCTGGATGAAAAGGTCGCTCATAAAAATTGGTCATCAACAAATAGCGAACTGCACGAACAATTGCCTCGGCATCCTGCTTTACTGTTAATTTTCCAGTATTTGGATGTGCTCCAAAATCTAAATCCAGATCTGCCCATCTTTTTGCTATTGGCAAAACACAATCCTCCTTCTATTATTTAGGCAACTAAAATTGGTCATCAACTCGCCTTCCCTCATCAATATCCTTTTGCAATTCATCAATATTTGCAGCAGTTCCAGATGCATCTGCAAATGTAATTTCACCAGTAGCCATAACTTTCATGGTTCCGCCAGCCACAATATCTACTCCACTCATACCAATAACTTTTGCAAGCCCACCTGCTGTGGCTGTCAAATTTTGACCTACATCTATGTCGGCATTTTCTGTTACATTAATGTCTGCATTTTTCGTCACATCGACCTGTGCATTCATATCAGTTTTTATCTTAACGTCACTTTCACAATAAAAATCTGCCTGGCCAACAACATGAACTGCACAAATGCCATCAACTTTGACTCCCTTGTCCCCAATGGTAACAGAAAAATCATCTTTGACTACCTTGGTAACTTTTGTGCCATCGGGATGAATCTCATAAAATGTTCCTGTTCTGTGAGTTTCTTTTATTCTCTCTGACCCTGGAGTATCATCCACTTCACGAAGATGCCCGCTATCAGATTCTTCCACTGTATTATATGGATACAATGCAGCAAAAGGAGTTTCTGGTTCAGGAATCTCATTTCCTTCTGTTGTCATGACAGAAGTTAATGCCTGTGAATGTGCCTCTGTGATTGTTCCTTCTAACAACCCTCGTGTCAACCTTGGTGTATTAATTTCATTGACCACCAACGGACCATAATCAGATCTATTTTCATGAGTAATTTTTCCATCTTCTGCGGACACAATTGTTTTTTGTGGTTGATTTTCAATTGGGCTGCCCGTTCCTGCACGATCATCGACAAAACCAATTTCGCCAACTCTCGGAACAGGTTCGGCAAGATTAATTGCGTCCACAGGAGGCGATTCTTCATCAAAACCCAAGGCAGTTCCATATCCTGTGTTGATTGTTCCAAGCATTACTAAATCTTGACCAGAAGAACCATCTCTATAAAAACCAGTAACATGTGTCCCTGGCTTGAGAGCAACAATTTTTCCATGTGGATTATTTAATGGCATAACAGGATATGCCCAGGGAAGCTCAACAGTAGCCAAATCTTCTTTCAAAGGAGAATTATGTGCAACCACACGAACCTTACATCTTCCTGCACCCATAGGATCAAGATTATCTTCGACAACCCCTTCCCACCAATGAAAATCTCCATATGTGCTCATTTTTTATGCCTTTGTTGGAAGTGGGTTTGTGAAAGAATCAGCAACTATTTCCATTGCAGTATTATAAGCATTTGGCTCCGAACCAACCACATGTTTAATTTTAGAAATTAAATATCTTCCAGACATAATTTCATCGAGCTTGCCGCCTTTTTCTTCGGCAGTAGGAACTTTCAGTTTTATTACTTCTCCTACTCGTCTTTGGCTATCCCCAGGAACAATAATCATCAATCGAATTGAATTAATCTGACGAAGTTGTGAATTTCTTATTAGCTCAGATTCTTCTCTTTCATCATTATAATTTTTTTCTGTATCAAAGGACTTAAAATGCTTTGGTAAAAATTTAACAAAACCACCATTTCTCTCACTATATGTTTTGTTATTTGTCAACGAAGTTTTTCCTTGGCCCGAACCAACCTGATTGTAATTTACTGATTTAAATTGATTGTAAGATTCGTCATAATTAAAAGTTGTGTATGCAACCTTTCGTTTCATCAAATCGTGGCTGACCATAGTTGATCCATAAACACCACCCTTAACACTCGAAACAACATTTGGAAAAGTTATTACTTTCCATTTTTTGACACCCACTAATTTTCTGAGGTCGTTTTTTTCTCCAGAAGGAGCATCTATGACATAACTTATTGCCGGAGATACACTTGATGGATCAATAAGACTTTCTATTGAAGCAAATTTAAAAAAACCATCAGATTGTTCAAATAAAACGTAATTTGCGCCCATATATTCAGCCGAGCGAGATACCTTTGCAATTGAATTAAGAACATCAAGTGGGCTTTTGTTGTTTATAATAATACTCCCCTTATTTTTTGTTGGTTCTACATAAAGTTTCTTGCTTCCAATTACATTCAATGGAGTAAATACATCCTTTGCCATGTCCGAATATAAAACTTCTCGATATGCTCGATTAATTGTTATTTGATCTGCTGTAATCTTTTCAGCCGAACAAAACTTTAATTTGACAAGTCTGGTTTTATCATCGGGCCGAACAACTCCAACATTATAGACCTTTCCAACAAAATTAATTTCTTTTTTTTGAGGTGTATTAAATCTAAGCTCCACCACTTCATCCCCAACCAATGCCATTTCGTTAAAAATATCAATTTGATCATTAATAACAATTTCCCCTGATATAAATTGTGGATCTCCGGTCAACAAACCCATACTCTCAGTATATGTTATGGAATTCCACGCTTTTTCAGAAATATCCTTTAACTGCTTTCCACTTGAAGAAATGACATTACATTTAGAAACAATTACATCACCACCACCTCTATTACTGTCATTAGAAAATCCTTCTTCCATAAATTTTACCTTTTTTCGACAACAAGATTTTCAAAAGTTTCAACAAATTCAAAAAGCAAATTTCTACGAAGTAAAATAATATCTGCTCTTTTATTATTTTGTTCTTCTTCATAATTCAATGCATAAATTGTATTTACTGCCTGATCTGAAGTAAACTCATATGTTTGCCCAGGAAGATTTCCATCCACTGTTCCTGTATATGAATAACTAAAATCAGAGTTACACCTAATTCCAGAATTTAAAACAATATCTCCCTCAGTATAATTGTCATCAGTTGCGCGTGCTTTTAATTCTTTTGTTTCGTGATAAAGAACCTGAGTAGATGCTGTTTCCATACTTCCATATTTGTTTATAATAAATCGTTCAAACGTAAAAGAATCCAGAGGCCAGCACCACTGGGGATCTCTAATTTCATTCATCAAAAGAGCCACCCAATGATAATCTGCCGAACCATAATAATTGTATGCCACATGTTCGGGTAATTGGCCCTCTAAAACTCGATAATTATAAAAAATAGCTTTGTCTGTTCTTGCCTCCAGAGTTGCCCTAGTTCTTTTAAAAATATCAGTGACAACTTTATAACGATTCGTGCCATCAAATGTTTCATAGGGAACTGTAGGAAGATAATTAAAATATTTGGCGTATGGCATTTAATTAATACCCATCTTTCATTGCTCCACGAGTGAGAAGTTCGCTTTCCATGAAGGTTAATGTCATATCAGTCTGAATTGGCGTGCCATCATAAAAAGTATGATTGGTTCCGGCTCCAGCATAATTGATGGTAATATTTTGCAATGCACATGGCTTCAATTTATGAATTTTGTCCACATTCCAATATTCAATTTCAAACATGGAAGGATATCCCCAATATCTTAACGATTCGCCATGACCTCCGGGGGGAGCAGCAAATGTTTTAAAAGCACGAACAATATTTTGAATTGCTTCAGATTCTTGTGCATTTCTTGGTGACATTTTAAAATCAAAAGAGAATGTTCGAGGAGCAACACTTTCAAAAAACAATTCAAAATATGGATTAATTGATTTTCCTTGCATCTTCAGTGCCTTTTTTTCAATATTTGGATTTCCCAATACTTGCCCAGCAATCTTTCCGCCAACTTCTGCGGCAGCACCCTTTAAATTAGACATATTTGTTGCCTGTGCTATTGCCGCATCCAGACCACCTCCGGCAGTTGCAAGTGCCATTCCAATAAGTCCCATGTCACCACCAGTCCAGTTTGCCTGATATGTTTCATTGAGGGCAAATGGCACATACAATACAATATCAGCTTCACTTTTTTTGGTTCCTCCAGACGGGGTAGAAAACTCTGCCGGAACACCACCAATGCTTCCAGGGAAATCACCAATCCCGCTCAATGCATCTTGAGAAATGGGAACTGTTTCTGCAATTGCATTTCGGAATGCTTCTGCACTTAAATTTAATTTTCCAAAAGTTGTTTCAACTGTATCTGGCAAAATTCCACCAATGGCACCAGCAAAAAGATCAGCAGCCCCACCAGCCAAATCTGCGGCAGCGCCAAGGCCAGCACCAAGAAGATCAGCGGCTGCACCAGTGGCAGCACTAATTCCTGTATCTAATGCGGCACCAATTCCTGTTTGATCCAATACATTTGTGGCAAGACTTCCAGCAAGGCCGCCGCCAAAGCCACCAACGGAGCCACCAATTGCATCTCCAACTAGTCCAGAAACAAGACCACCAAGAAATTCTCCAGTTGTGCTTTCTTGTGCTTGCTCTGAATCTCTTCCTCCACCAGCAGTCTCAAAATAAGCACCATCTTTTGTTATAACATTAAAACGAAGAAAGTGTCTTTGACCAATTCCCTCGATATCAGAAGGAAAACTAAAAGACTCATATCCATGCTTGTTGTTAAATAAATCTGCGGTAGGGCCTCGGGCACTACCAAACCCGGAAGTTAAATTATTAATAATTGAACTACCAATCTCTTTAACAGGCATATTATTTTCCTTTTATCTAAATATAAGAGAATACAATAACTATATTTATTTAGGCGAGATACATAATATATGGCATACAAAGGGCGATGGAAACCAAAAAATTCACACAAATATGAAGGCAATTTTTCCAATATCACATATAGGTCTTTATGGGAGCGACAGGCATTCAAATGGTGTGACGAAAATCCAGAAGTATTACGTTGGAGCAGTGAAGAATTATTAATCCCATATGTATCAAAAACGGATGGAAGAAAACATAAATATTATCCAGATTTAAAAATAACATACACAAGCGGAAAAACCACCATAGTCGAAATCAAGCCCAAACGACAAACAAAACCCCCAAAAACAAAATCCAGAAAAACACCAAGATATATAAAAGAAGTATATGCCTATGGAATGAACACTTCCAAATGGGAATATGCAGAAGAATATGCAAAAGACCGTGGATGGAACTTTGAAATATGGACCGAAGATACACTAAAATCAAAGGGCATCAGAATAATTAAATCTGCAAAAGGACATAAATAATTATATGGCAAAGAAAAAAAACTTCAGAACCATCATAGAATCTCAAGTAAAAAGAGGAACCATACCTCAAGATACATTTGAAGCACGAGAATGGTATCGACAAAAAGCAATCAGATCTCGTAATCTTAGGGGAGTCAATTCAACAAGAATCTTAAAAATTGGGCGCGACAATCAAAGAATGAAGCCATCTCTCAGAGGAAGAATGATGCTCGGCAAGATGTTCATGTTTGAATATGAAGCAAAACACGCAGAAACAATGCCATTTTATGATTCTTTTCCATTAATATTTCCATTTGAAGCACATGCAGATGGATTTACTGGAATCAATCTTCATTATCTTCCTCACATATGGAGAGCGTTGTTAATGGACAATTTATATGAATTGCGAACAGACGAAAACATGGACAAACACACAAGATTAAGACTTTTTAATAATGGATATAATACACTAAAACGGTCTGCCAAGTATAAATACTTTAGGCCGTGTGTAAAAAAATATCTATTTGAACAGGTAACATCACGTTATATGGAAATACCTCCAGAAGAATGGGAAATTGCCTTGTTTTTGCCGTTAGAAAGATTTGTTGGAACTAGCAAAAGAAAAGTCTGGATGGACACGCGAAAGAAATATAGAAAAGGAAGAAAGGTAGGCTAATGGCATTCAACGTAAACGAATTTAAATCAAGAATTGGCGGCCATCTGGCTTCTCCTGCAAACTTTAGAGTATTGATGAGTGGTGCGATTTTAGATTCAGATGGTTCAAGATTGCTATCTCTTTTGTGTAATCAGGCACAATTTCCCGGCAGAGCATTTGCCACAAATGAAATTACAACACACGGACCCATCAGAAAAATTCCATATCAAAGCATTTATGATGACATTGTTCTTAGCTTATATTGCCAAGAAGACATGGGAATAAAAGAATTGTTTCAAGAGTGGCAATCTTATATTCAGGATAATTCTTCGTCAAGCGAATTCAGTTATTTTGATGACTATGTGACAGATATGATTGTAGAACAATATAATACAGATGGAGAAATTACTCATAGTGTAAAACTTATTGATGCCTATCCTGTAATGGTTGCTCCACTTCAACTAGACTGGGCAACAAAAGACAGTTTCCACCAGCTTCAGGTAACAATGGCATATAGATATTGGAGAGAAGAACCATTAAGTCTAAGCCCATTTGGAAGCTTTCTAAGAGTAAATGATCTATTTCCAAATTTTGATATTGCTGGTGCCTTAGAAAAAACCGGAGTTGCTTTGTGGTCCCGAGCAGATGGCCAACTAATGAGTAAAATTGGTCAAGGAATTTCTTTTGGGAGAAATTTAAAGAAAAGAAAGAGTTCATTGTCTGGATATCAACAGAACGATCCAGATGATTCTACTATGCTATATGATGGCAAAAGATAAAATAAGGAGATATTGAATAATGGCTTTACCGAAACTTGATGTGCCGATTTATGAATTGAAGTTGCCGTCAAACAATAAGAAAATTTCATACAGACCTTTTCTTGTAAAAGAGGAAAAAATTCTTTTGATGGCAATGGAAGGAGAGGATAATAAAGAAATTACAACTTCAATTAAACAGATTGTCAATAATTGCATTCTCACAAAAAATATAGATGTAGATAAACTTCCGTTATTTGACATTGAGTATATCTTGCTGAATTTGCGCGGAAAATCAATGGGAGATACCATAAAAACCAACTATATTCATAAAAATGATGACGAGAAAAAATGCAAACCAACTGAAATTGAAATTGATGTAAATACAATTAAAATTAAAAAAGATCCGACACATGATCCCAAAATCCAACTCACAAATTCTGTTGGAATTGTTATGTCATATCCCGACATAGACATGATGACAAAAATATCTGACCTATCAGGAGGAACACACTCCGTTGTTGCGTTTGATCTTATTGCAAAATGTATTGATCAAATTTATGATGAAGAAAACGTGTATAACAACACAGACCACACACCAGACGAATTGCAAGAATTTCTTGAAAGACTAACCCCGGATCAATTCAAGAAGATAGAACACTTCTTTATTACGATTCCAAAGATGTACAAGGATATAGAGTTCAAATGCGGAAGCTGTGGTCACATTGAAGAAATTAAGTTGGAGGGATTGGCAAGTTTTTTCGGCTAATTCTCTCCGACCACTCGTTGGAGGGAACTATACGAATAAATTTTTCACTTATGCAGTATCATAATTATACCCTTGCAGATATTGAAGGGATGATTCCTTGGGAAAGAGATTTATATGTGGCATTGGTTATTGACCATGTAGAGAAAGAAAAACAAAAGATGGAAGAAAGGAATAGGAATAAGTAAAAATGTCAGCACCAATAATTCATCCACAAGCACCAACACCAATCACAGACGAACAGACAAATGCTGTCGTAAATCCTCTGGCAGATTTTGCAAAGGGAATTGCTGGGCTTACCACAAAAGTCGGAAAAGGTATTGCCGAAGGTGCTGCCGCAGATATTAAGGCAGCAGGAACACTTGCACAAAAAGGAGCAACGGCTGTTGGCGGAAAAATTCAAGCTGCCGGGTCGGCTGTTGCCGGAAGAGTGCAAGAAGCCGGATTAGATCCTGAAAGTATGGTTGCAACTGGTTTTGATAACAATGCACTCATGAATATGATTGCTGGCATGACAATGGACGCTGGCAGAAGTGCAGTTTCTGGTGTAAAGAATCTTTGGGGGAAGATGACGGGAGGTGGAGAAGGAGGCGAAGAGGGAGAAGAGGGGGAAGGAGGCGAAGGTGCTTCAGAAGAAATAAAAGTATCAAAAGAAGAAGGAGCAGGAGTAGAAATTTCTCAGCAGACTAGTATATTTGATGATTTGTTATTTGATACTGGTGTAATTAAAGATTTATTGTCACACATTGCAATTGATACTGAGGGTTTGATCAACCTGAATACAGAACTTCTTGGGGTATGGGTCGATCAGGCAGCAATGGAAAGAATAATGCACGAAGAAACAATGGCACAAAGTGCTGCTGATAGATTGAGCGCAATTGAAGAAAGACGAGAATCAGGAAGAGTAGTCAAGGCAGAGCCAGGTGGCGTTCCTATGTCGGAGGAAGATGATGAAGAAGGCGGCGGTGCTTTGGGTAAAATGTTCGGTGGTATTACAAAGTTTTTCAAAGGAAAATGGATGACATCCCTTTTTGGTATATTGGGTTCAGTGTTTACTGGTCTAATGACTATGGCAAAGGCACTCCCCAGATTAGTAAAAAGTGCATTACCTTGGATTAAAACAGGTGGAAAATTCTTCCTGAATATTTTCAAGAAATTATTTTTTCCGGTTACTGCTCTTTTTGCTATCTTTGATTTTGTCACTGGATTTATAGATGAGTACAAAGAAACTGGTTCTATTGTTGAAGGAATTAAAGGTGGATTTGAATCAATGATTCATGGTTTAATTGATGTTCCCTTGAATATGCTTAAAGATGCTGTGTCGTGGATATTGAGTGCAGTTGGTCTTGATGAAGAAGCGGCTGCGCTTGATAGTTTTGAATTTGATATTGCAGGTATATGGAGAACTATGGCAGATACCATTACTGGATGGCTTGGCAGTCTTTTTGATTCTCTAATGAATCTCCCATCCTTAGTCAAAGACTTTGCTATAGATGTTATCTCAGCAATTCCCGGCGGCGGAAAATTAATGGACTATTTTTTTGGTGGAGACGAAGAAGTTGACACAGGCCGCCAAGCAGAAGCCGCAGCAATGCTGGGAGATTCCGACAGCGCCTCTCGGGAACAATGGCAAGATCCAGAAGGTAAAGGATCTATAGGCGGTGGGGAAAAGATAAAAAGAGGCTACACGGATGATGCAGTAAAGCATATAGCTTCAGAATATGGAGCAGATGAACTTAAAAGTTTTGGTTATGGTTATGATGAACTGAAAGCAATGGGAATGGCCGAATATCAGATTGAAAAAATTATAGGAATGAAAAAAGGCGATAAAGCAACAGGCGAATTAATGGAGATAATGTCTTCTGACGATGCATCAGCAATGCTTGATTTTGATGAGCCTACCGGGTTGAATAGGCCGCCAACGGCAGCGGGACAATCATCAAAACTCCGACGAAGTAGCACCGAAATACAACCAGCCCCAGATTCTCGTGCAGCAGCCGCAACAGCAGTACAAACTGCCGGAATTGAAAAGGGTGCAGGAGCAGGAGAAGCAGGGCCAGTAACCATTAACGCACCACAAGATAATAGTTCAACATCCACCGGGGGGCAAGCAATTCCAATACCCATTGACATGAACACCGACCCATCATTGACACAACCATCCAATCTCTAAAAACAAAAAACCCCCTACCCGTGGACGCCAAAAACCACGGATAGGGGGGAGGAGGGACCATTCCCTTAATTAGCTACACCAATAGGGAAATATAACTAATTAGCCAAATGGAGGACCGGCTAATGGGTAAATAGAACAAAACCCAACAGGGAAGATCCAATCACATAAACTAAACCTCTTCTGCAAGCTTTTTAAAGTAACTCAATGATTCATCTTCTTCATCAGTTGAAGCAGTCTCTTCAGGATCAGAAGACGAAGCCTCATCCGAAAATACTGTTTCTGTCAAAATATCAGAAATACCAATTGCCTTTTCAAAACGAGTCTTCAATTCATCATAAGACTTGAACTGGTCAGGGGCAACAAGTTCCTCAAGTGAATACTGCGAATTCCACACCCGCTCCAATTCGTCGTCGTCTCCCAAAAGAGGCTTCGGCGAATCAAATTCAGACTTATCATAATTACGATAGCCTGCAACCTTTCGTGCGCGAAGGCGGAAGTTACATCCGTTCCAAAGATCGAACGGATTCACCGCAGTCTCATCTTCAAACTCGGGACTCATCTTGTCGTTGAGCATATCAAAGATTTTCTTTCCGTACTGAAAAAGAAAAACCTTGCCCTCATTATCAGGATTACCCGGATCGCTCACCACATAGATGTTTGAAACATACTGTAGCTTGCGCTTCTGCTTCCGAGCCACTTCCTTGTCGGAATCAATGCCAGAGTTCCACAATTTGGTGTTATACTCAGAAACCGGATCTTTCTTGTTGATGGTAGTCAAAGACTTTTCGATATACCATCCACCCGGGCCCTGGAACCCATGTGAAAACAAACGAACCCAGGGGACACTTTCCCCTTTTGTTGTCGGAAGAAACCGAATAAGCGCAGAACCATTCTGTGCCTTATCGACTGTCAGCTTCCAGAACCGTTCGTCCTGTCCAACATTGCTTTTTTGTGAATCGTTGAGCTTATTAAGCTCCTTGGTAAGATTGTCGAGACTTGAATCGCTCGACTTCTTGAGTTGACTAAATGAACTAGTAGACATAATAAAATACCTCTCGTATTTATTGTATTAATTTATTGTCGTATTATTGTATTTTTTTTAATGTATTGTTGTTTTTTTTCTCAATAATGCATATCTGTCAAATTCCTCCTCTTCTTCTTCATTTTCTTCAATATTGTTGGAACTAATTTCCATTGTTCCAAGTTGAACCAAATGATTCATAAATTTTTTCATTTCTACCATGCTGTCTTTGTATGCAGTGACCATGTTCATTGAATCAACAACTGTATTTTTTAGTGATGCATTTTCTTCTTCTAATTGAAGAATTTGTTTCTGTAAATCTTTTACTCGTACTTTTCTCGAAATCAACAACTTAATCTGCTTGAGTATTTTTTTTAACACCAAGAAATTCCTTCTGTAAAATGGTTCTGAACTTCCTTTCGGTTTTTACGTCATAATTCAAAAATGGTCTGTAACAAAAACAAAGATGATACAGGTCTTTCCAAATAATATCATCCCCAATTGTTCGATTCCAACGACCAAAACAACCCAAAACAAGGTCAAACCCAATAAGTGTCTCCAATGAAATAGCACCCTCGGTATACAAGTCAATCAACTTGGGATATTCATTCGGCTTACACACAAACAATTCATCAAAATCACTTTCCAAATCTTTAATCGTCATTATATCACTTTGGAAAACATATGTCAACGATTCTTTTTTTCTTTTCCATTCTTTGTATCGTTCTTCACACGTTTTGTCTCTACAGAGTTCACCAACCCAAACATCTGGATTTATAATTAAATTAGATACAAAAAAATTAATTAGCTCACTTTCGCTGTACTTTCGTGTCAGCTTCTCAAAGTAATAACGATCCTTTCGTTCCCTAAATCTATTTAGGTTACTTCTTATTCTTCCATTGTACCGAAAGTAATCATATTTTCCTTTTGAAAAATGCTGCTTCAACGCAAGAAACGCCTGATATGCCGCATATGCAGTTTTTTCGGACATTTTCAAATAGGCAATTTAGACATTTTAGGCAAGAAATTCAAATCACGAGCCTCTGCTTCTAGTTTATCTTTGATGTTATTGTTCAACAATGATGCTGCCACTTCGGGTTCAATATTCTTTGCAATTGCAGCAAACACAATTGCATCCATGTAAGAAAGGTTTTCCTTATGTACAATTTCTTCAATTTCTAATGAAAATGTATTTGCCATTTCTTTTTTATTCATCACAATCAATACTCCTATTCATAAAACACATGCTGGTCAACCTTTGCTACTCTTTTCATGGTCTTTGACCACTTCGGACTAACATAGTTTGCGTGATAGTGCATAACATCGTCAAACCTAATAAAATCTCCCTTACCCTTTAACAACTCATCAGAAAGTCTTTCCGATTCCTTCCAGGCCCAATCATCCTTTGGTTTATTTGATTTGGAATCATCCACCCAGGAAAATTGACTTTTCTGATTCACCACACCACAAATAGTATCTGGATATCGAGAACTTTTTACCCTGTTCAACACTACCAAACCAACAGCCAACTTGCCAAGCGCAGATTGATTTGCTGCTTCAAAATATATGTTCCGAGCAAGACAATCTTTATCTTGCTGATCTATGACTATTTCGTCACTACTTGTAGGAACAGGAGGAGTAAGATGAATATGTGTATGATAAACTGCATCTGGCTTCTTTGTCATTTTTGCATATTCATTTCCAACATAAAAACCAAAAATCACAAACATACAAAAAACAAAAATACAAATTAAAAATCTAAAATAAGTTTCCATATCATTCAACCACTACAAGACTCATAAATGAAATCAAGAAATAAAACCAACAAAATAGTTACAACCAACGGATCATTCCAAAGTGTAAAAAATCCATCTTTCCAATTTATATTACGGATGTTGAATTTCATCATTATACCTCTTAATGGTTTCTTTTAAAGGCTCAACCCAATCTTTTACTGGTGCCGGAAAAGCTTGAATGTGTGGAACATTACCAGCAACAGCAATAAGAATCAACATGTGTTCAATCTTAATCCCGGTCATTTCTTCATACATCATTGCATATCCCGCGCTCTGCATATAATAATTACTAATCCATTCTTCTTTTTTTGGTCTTCCAGAAGTCTTAAAATCAAGAATAACAGGAATGTTTTCCCACTCTCCAATTAAATCTGCTCGGCCAGCCACACCTAATTCTTTTGAATACAAAGAAGCTTCTATATGATATATCTTGTTAAGGCTCCTCATTAACGGTTGTTTCAACACATTAAAAAGTTCAATGGAATCTGGCATCTCACCATTGATATAATTAATTTCATTATTCAAAAAATTTTCACAAATCGTATGAACTTCATTTCCACGAAACCTTGCTTTACGTGAAACTGCTTCTGCTTTTTGTTCACCAACTTTCTTTTTCCACTTATCAATAGAATCTCGCGAAAGTATGGAAAGCACAGAAGTCATACTTGGAAGCAAAACATCAGACTCTACTTCATAATAACGAGAACCATTATTATATGTAACACTTAATGGTTCATAATTTAATTCAATTGGAGGAGAATGTTCAAAGCGCATCATTTACTCTCTTTTTAATTTCATATTTTGTTAATGGTTTTTGCACATATTTTTCACGATTCTCTAACCTATCTTGAAGTTCGTATCGTGTGCCTTTAATTTTGTTTGTCTCATTAATCTTGGAAACTACTTCGGAATAAGCGTTATCTGGTTTTGTTCTGCCAATATTAACAGAATCCGCTATTGCCAATGTTCCAAGAAGTATCTTTACCATTTTGCGACCACATTCGGGGCATTTTCTACGAGTAGGTTTTTTGCGGTCATCCATCCTTAGAACTTCTGTAAACTCATGCTCACAATTTCTACATTGATAGTCATACCACGGCATTTAATTATTCTTCCTTTTGAGTTGTTCTATCTCATTAGTTATTTTTTCGCCCTGAAATTCTGTTTGAAATTTTTTGGAGATAAGATTAACATCTTTTCCTGTAAACTCCTTATAGGCACTCATGAACATACTGAAATAATGCCAATGATTTTTAGGAATATATTGTGGAGACAAACAAACAAAAATGTAATCAAATTCATAATCATCAAATTTGTAATTTTCCTTTTCTACATTTAAATAATTTGGAACAACTTTAGAATTTTGAACATTTCTGTCTTTGTTTCCACTATTTTCATTTCCAATCCACACACAAGAATTTATTTTTTTAAGACTTGCCAACCACGCAATCCAATTTCCTTCATGAACTCTATTATTATTAACAATCTCAAAATATTCTTTTTTTAATGCCGCATCATATGTTGAATATTGATTATCGTAGTCGCCAGCAAAAACATCATCGTGATGGTCAATATTAATCAAATCAATATTTGAAAAATCCCGAATACCATAAAGAATTGAATCATGCTCATATCCAAATGAAGCGGCTTCACAATTCTTTAGTGCCTTTAAAAACACATCAAAACAAAACAACAAATTGGATTGGTCTATATAAATATGATTTTCTTTAAAATCTGTATTATTAAACAGTAAATTCCATCTTGTTGCAGGATTATCGTCATAATAATTTCTAAAAAACGCCCCAGCATAAAGCTCAATTGTTGGGCCCATAATATAATCTAAGTCTATACTTAACACTCTCATGATTATTCATTCTCACTCGGCTTCATCAATTAATTCCTTCTTTTCTTTTTTCTATATTGCTTTTTCTTTTTGCCGGGTTTCTTTTTGTCAACCGAAGACTTTACGTTTCCCTTCTTTCGACGCATCAACCATGCTCGAATACTTTCGTTATAGTCTTTGGCAATTTCAATTGCCTCATCAAGACCAATTTCACCTTTTTTCACTTGTTCACGAAGACCGCTCATTCAAAAATTTCCTCCGAAAGTTGGTCAACCTTTGCCTCAACAAAAGGCTTCACTATAGACCCAGAAAGTTTATAGGTATTGACTGCCTCATCATAGACATAACTTTTAAGATTACTCCCTATAAACCCGGACTCAATACCTTCATCTACAATATTATGAAGAATAATATCAAGTTCCTTCATTGCTCCCATATCATACACTCCTATTTATTCTCGTGATATTTGGGTGTCCAGCCTTCACCCTTAAATTTTATTGCTGAAACAAACAATAATTTCTTTAACGAACATTTTTCTGTTGATTGCGCGCAATCCGGCGCAATTGTTAACGGCTCATCAGTAATCTTCTGTTCAACTTCAAATGTGTGAGCACACTCTTCACAAAAATACTCATATGTAGGCATATCTACATGCCCCATCCCCGATTAAATTTCAAATCTCTTCTAAGCTTGGTCAATCCAGTCTTCTCAAGTTTCGCGACTGCGTGTCTTGATAAATCCAAACCCTTTTTCTTTTTAAAGAAATCACGCACAAGAGCATTGGGATAAAGACCACTATTTTCATAATTCATCATGAGTACAACAATCAGTTCATGATGTGAAAGTCTACTCAATGAATCAATCAAGTCTCTTTTGTTTTCTTTGTCAATCAATATGTCCAACGGAGTGGGCGTTTCTGCTTTGACAAATTCATTCAAACTACTGTCCATGTATTCAAGGTCTTCATATAAATCATCAATCAACAACATCAGTTTTATCTCGCTTTCCAGTTATATATTCTCTACGAATGTCTTTATCTTCTGAACATTCAAAACATGCATATTTTGCGGGTGCCAACACGCGATCATAATTCGTGTCCACCACAGTACGATAAATTATTTCTGAACATTCACCACAAAAATCACAATAATGAGAATGGTATGAAGCCTTCATTGATCATTATCTCCGCTGTGGTTCTGAACCCGTTGGCAATCATCATCATCAGAATTATCATCCCAACAAATATAATTATCGTCAATGCTATCATCTCCACAATCTTCCATCTCTTTATCATGATAATAATCATCAATAAACTCACGCCCAGAATTCCTACTTCCACCACGATCTTCTCTCCTGTCCTTCATAAAACCAGAATTTCTGAAATGAGCATTCACTGCATTCCAATCTCTAGGTAGTTTTGTCTTGTTCTTTTTCTTCTTCATTTCTTGTACGCCCCAAAACAATTATTTATCATTTGCGAGTTGCATTATATCTATGTCTTTTGGTTGCAGAAGGATTTGCAATCCAACCCTCTCCGCAATTATTACATCGGTCATAATAAACTACATTGGGTTCGACCTTGAGTTCTACATCATCCTCTGTTGCTTCTGCCTGAATTATCCCATGATCAACCAGAGTTTCCATAGTATAATTAATGCCAGTGTCTTTTCCCATTGCATATGCACACTTCCCAACAAGCCAACAAACTGTAATAATACTCCCAACCATAACCACAAAATTAAAAAAAGACATATAATGTATGAAGCACACAGCAGTCAAAAATAAAACAAAAAAGATCAACAACACCACACTATAATTATCCACAAATGATATTGCGTCTCTTGTTTCTATAAAATCTTTCATATTATTTTTTTCCTTTTACGAAATATAATAAGTAAAATCAGAAAACCCTTCATTCACTGTAGGGCGTTCATAGCCCAATTGTTTCATCTCTTCAAGTTGATCTTCCCAAACAATTGCACATTTTCTATAGTTTGGAAAAAGATTGAGCAAATAAATTCTATCTTTTGCTCTCAAAAAATCATTACCTGTTAAAATAACAGCAGGACTGTTTGCTTTGTTTTTTGCTATAGCTTTAAGTCTTCTAATAAATTTCCACCTTTGAACCATCTGACCATACGAAAAACTTAAATCTTCATTGTAGTCATTATTAATGGGCGAATAAAACACAACATCCTCTTCTTTTGTATATCTCAAAATCCATTGGTCTTTCCGTTTTTCGGAATATCCAATCAACATATTCATTGAAGGCATTGTATTTTCTCCAAGATAATAGTCGTCTGCCATTTCTTCTGGTCTACGATTCACTTGAAAATCATAAGGCTTTAATAAATTTCTTTTCATGTCCTCAAATTCCAAAAAATGGGGACGGGGCTTGCCGAAGCTATAGTCCCGTCCCCGGTATGTTATACTACTATACTAATTATCTATACTATAGATAAGCAGACTCAATTATGCCGATGATCTTCGCCCAACTAAGCAGACATTAACACAGGACTTAATTAATTGATTCTTAACGGACCCAGTAGCCGCCACCCATGTCAAAAGCATGGCAATGGATTGGTAAAGGTTATTATTATTACTATTATCCTTAACCATAATCCCGTAGCATTTTGCTGGGAACCTCCTTGTGTCTCGGGGATCGTGCCCCAGGTTTTTTATCTTACTTAATAGTCTTCTTCAAGAAAAAACATCTCTTCATCCAACTCAGTTTCATCAAATTCTCCATTGGTACGAACAATATCTTTGAGACTTTGATCCACAAATCTCCGATTCTTCTTTCGTCTTTTCTTGGTTTCCTTCCGAAACTTATAATCTCCATCTTCTTCATCAAATGCATGATTACGATTTCGGTCGCGATTTGTCTTACTCATTTATATTAGAACTCCTGAATATCTTTCATTAGTTTTGTTAGACGATTGGTGACAAAATAATTAAATAACGTTTCGCGTTCTTTTACATTTGCCGAAATGTATGTGTCAGCAATCTCTCTTGCCAAATCTTCTGGAATGAAATCAAAATCAATCAATCGTTGATTCCGATCAAATCCCACATCTCCATTCTTGTAATTAACCTTTCCTGCCTTCATCCACTCGGCAAGTCTCTTTTTTGTGACTGGTGTTTGTCGCTCTCCGGTCACAAATGTAGAATCTTTACTCAGGCAATTAGGAATACCATCTCCTGTATCACCACGAACAATATGCTCAAATAAAAATTCTTTTGGATTCTTCACCCGAAGAAACTTCTTTTGGACAGGCGAATATTGGTCTATGTGGTCATATTTTTGCAACTGCATAAAATCTTTGTCTCCCGACAAAATCAAAACCTTTTCTCCATTCGTCGTCCATTGTTTGGCCAAGACAGCAATAATATCATCTGCCTCGGCGCGGTCAAGATGAACTACTTTATAAGGAAAATACTCATCAAGTTCATCCCTAATTTTATTTAGCGTTTCAAAAATTAGGTTCCAATCATAGCCAGATGATGCTCGCGTTTTCTTACGATTTGCCTTATAAAAAGGAAACACATCACGACGCCATGTCTCCCGCCCATCACAACAAATAACAAGTTCACCATATCTTTCAACAAACTTGCTTCTATTATATCGAAGCGAATTAAGAATCATATGTCGAAGCATACCCTCATCAACTTCATCTATATGACCCATCTTGAGATTGATCATAAGATTGGATATTGTAATTTGATTAAAATCAACTAGAATAGGCATTTATTATATTCCTTTAAAAAAATCTCTCTAATGTAGAACACTCATTTGCTCTATTTAATTTTATATTCTTTTCATTGTATACTACAACATCATAATTAAATGTCGGTGCATCTACTTCTTCATACAATCCCTTACCCATCATTTTCCAAAATTTAAGGTCTTTACCTTTTGGATAGTTTTTACTCCATTCTACAGTAGAGTCATTTTTTATAATCCTTTTTGCTTTTTTACTCAAAGGAAAAATATATCTAAACATTAGACCATTATATTTTTCAATTCCCTTTGTTTCCATAAAATCATGAGTCAACCAAAAAACTTTCTTCTTGTTTAAAAATTTAGCATTTTCTTCACATAATTTTTTAGATGTTCTTGGATGTATCTTTTCTCCCGTACTACTTCTATACACACTCGTTTTAAAATATCCACCATACAAAAAACTTGCAGCCTGATAAACATACCCAGGCTTTCCCATGATGCCATCTGCCAAAGTATATAAAAACTTTATCTCTGGCAAATTCATTTTCATCCACTTAACCACCGAAGACAAAAATTGCGTTTCCGAATTTCTTGGCAACTCATCAAGCAAACACATCTTACCAATTTCATAATAATCTTGATTGTCTAAATTGGGAAACAATTTTTTTATTGTAGCCTTTGGTTGTGTACCCCACCCAAGAGTTAGAACTGCTTGAAGCTCCCCATCAATAAACCCACCAAGATAATATTTTGTCAGCACAGGCATGACAGGAGAATAATGATGTTCGCCCACAAATACTACAGCAGCTTGTTTGGAGATTTCTTTAATTTCAAAATTAAGTTTCATCTCTATTTCACCTGCTTAATTTTTTCAATCTTTGCATTCATTTCCTTTTGCACATCTTTATCATCCGAATATGCAGTAATGGTCTTCGGTGGAGCAAAAAAGTTTCTCGGTGTTTTTCCTAATAGCCCTAGACCAGAATAATAATTTCCCCTTTCACTAAGGAAAACCTGTTCTTCTATCCACTCTAGCACATCAATTCCAGTGCCATCACTCTTATCACAATCAAGCTCATGTTCCAAAGACAAATCCGAAACCTCTCCAGTCTCCAATAATGCAATAGCCTGTGCCGGTGTCTTTACGTGTATCCACTCATCCCCAGGATCAGAATTTTCCCAAACATCTTGTGTACCAAGAAACACCATAAGTTGATTATTCATTTTTCTCTTTTCCATCCACACCGATGGTGATTGGCAAAAAGCCACATCCTTTCACCACACTTTGGACACTTCACCCACGGAGTTTCAACGATCACTTCATCACCCTCACAATCACCATTTCCTTGCCGACACGGCCAGTCACAGGAACCTCCTTTGCCTTGATAGAATCAAGTGCCTTACGCAACTTGACCTTTCCGCCATCAATAACATCATCAAGAACCTCATCGCAATACATTTCGCGAACCTTCTTCTTGAATGATTGTGTCGGGTCAAAGTCTTTGATGGTGCTTCCCTTGACAGTCATGCCAACATCCGAAACATACTTGTACATGAACCGAGTCTTGGTATCAAATAACCAAACCTGAGATGCTCCGATAATCTCAACAGGCTTGACACTTTCAAGGTCAAAGTCTTCATCTTCCTTCTTGTAGACAAAAGACTTTACCAACTCTTTCGGTGTCCTTACCTTACGCTTGCGTGCCTTGCGCTTGCCGCGACAATTCTTCTGCCATTCCTGAGAATCGGCAATAAAGCTGGCATACAATAATGCCAACTTCTTCTTGCGGGGCTTTGACAAAAACGCATAACCCTCATTGAGATCATCATCTTTACCCAAAAGAACTTCCTGCATTTCTGCATACTGTTCCTTGTAATAGTCAATGATATGATTCATATGACCACCCTTGACCCCAGACTTTTGGAGCCAATCGTAAAGATTTATCTTCTTTTTGCAATTATTCTCAACAAAATCGTCAACCAAACCTTCAATGTTTCCGAGATGTTCAGAAGAAACTGCACGAACTCGTTCCTGAATAGAAACGACAGGTGCCTTTTTCTTGGCAAGAACCTTTACCTTTTTCTTGGCAAGAACTTCCTTTCCCTTCTCAACAAGTTCCGAAATTCTCGATTCAAATCTGTCTTTATATTGCGAAAGAACAGAAGGAAATTCAAGACCATTCAGAGCCATTATGGCAAGCGAACCATATGGTTTACCAATCTGCCAAGGCTCCAATGCCGAAACGGCATCGGCATTCTTTTTGTGTTTCTTTACAGACTTCATGTATTTCACAAGAAAGTCCTGTCCATGCTTTGAAGTATAATTATAATTATACCAATTTAATGCCCTGGAAAAATGAAAAGTCAACTCCGAGTCTTCGAGGTCGTGTTGTTCATCCCATTCAGGCTCTTTCCCCAAATCCATCAATTCATAGGATTTGAGGGCTTTTGCGGCTTTACGCGCCATGTACCAAGATTCCTTTCAAAAGGTAGTAATTTCCACCGTATGCATATTATAGCATCCTGAGATTTCTTGTCAAGACCTGATGAGCATTTTTTTGTCTTGATGAACATTTCTTAGTTCAATATAATTATAATCAACTTCGTTAAATTTGTTCAAAAATAACAAGCTATATTTAACTACAGATTTGATCAAAAAAATGAACAAATTTGTTCATATGATATTTTATCTTATATTGTTGAACTTTATTATATGCATAATCCACATTTGGCATGGCTTTACTGAGATCATCATTGACAGATTCAGGAGCAAGTATTTCTGATGCCAATCCTACATCTGTAGAGATAATCGGAGTCCGTGTAATTGCACATTCTGGCACTGCCTGCGGTCCTCCTTCTATTCTTGAAGATACCACATACAGGTCAATACAATTATACAATTCATTAAGAGTCTCAAAATCACACATTTCAAAATAGTGATATTTAATTCCGGCTTCGTCTAAACGTTTCATCACATATTGCCTTCTCCAACCAGCAAGCACAACTTCCAAAT